CACGCCGAATCCGGAAGGGCTGACCGCAGGCGACCCCTACAAGCCTCCCGGTGGTGGGGGCGCACTGGGCTACGACGGCCCGCGCACTCGCGTGAAAGAGTGGACCCGTTACTGGGTGCGCTACGAGATGGCGCGGCCTGCATCCGACCCCATCTGGGCCGACTGGAAGGCGCAGAACTCCATCGACGCGCTGGGGCGGTCGAGCGCGAACCTTAGCGGGACGTGGATGGCGTTCTCGCTGTGGATGGCGCAGGAGTCGCTGCCGCCCACGCGGTTGTGGTGGCGCGTGCCGGTCGACGCCGTCGATTCGACGGGCGCACCCGTGCGGATCAGCTCGTTCGAGTACGAGTTCAACACGTCGACGTCTGGCATGGCGCTGACGGGACCGCTCATCGGCTACGGGCGCAACGTCGTCGTGCTGCGGAACTACCCGCTCCCGGCGCGGCCGGAAGACGACACGACGGTCTTTGTGGCCCCGAGGTGATCCATGGCATGGCTCACGCTCCTGATCCTGCTGCTCAGCACCTCAGGGTCGGCGCAGACCGTGACGTTGGGGGGCGCCTACCGCACCCCCCGGACGCTCACATATCAGCTGCTTGATGCCCAGGGGGTGCCCACGGGGGTGCTCGAAGACACCACCCTCGTGCGGGTGTCGTCGACGGCGATCGTGCTCCAACGGGTCTATCACCGGGGTGCGACCTGCCCGACCACCTGCCCGCGCATCGAGGATCGGTTCGAATGGCGCGGCTCAGAGCTGCTCTACCATTCCACCCGGGACTACTACAGCGGGCACGCCACGGACTACCCAGAAGGGCACTGGTGGCTGACCGACCCGGAAACGCTGGGGCTGGCGACGCACCGGGCGACGACACGCGTGTTCAGGTCGCTGCCGGTCGGCCAGTGTGACGCTGCACCCGGCCCGATCACGTGGACCGGCACCGCTGAGATCTGGCATGCGGTGTACGCCGTGATCACCCACTCCCCGTATTACGGATCGCGGAAGGGCTGGCGGCTGGACGAGGTCACGCTGTTCGAAGGGAATTCCGCCGACGTCTGGCGCGAGGAGTGGTTCTTCGTCAAGGATGCCGCGCTCGGGATGATTCCCGTGGGCTCGGCGGGCTATCGGCAAACCCCGGGCGGGACGCTGCAATGGCTGTGGCGTCAGGTCCTCATCGGGATCCGCGTATGATCGTCGTGTTCGTGTGCGGACCGTATCGGGGGGAGCCACGAGTGCAGATCCGGCACATCGCCCGGGCCCGCGAAGCCGCCCGGTGGCTCTGGGGCCAAGGCTACGCGGTGATCTGCCCCCATACCAACAGTGGCTGGTTTGACAACGCCGCCCCGGAGGAGGTGTTTCTCTATGGCTATCGAGAGCTGGTTGGTCGATCCGACATGGTCGTGGTCGTCGACGGATGGGAGCGATCCCCAGGAGCGCTGGGCGAGCTCAAACTCGCTACCACCGGCGGGATCCCGCTCTGCCGCTTCGACCCCGGCGACGACCAGCGGCAACCCTGCCTACGACCGCTTTCTCCAGCGGATGCAGCAGCTGCATACGAGCAAAAATCACGACTACGCGAAGCCGGGGAGTCCGTATAGCAATTTTGAGATCGCCGCGGAACTCAGCGCCGGGTTCACTGACCCAATGGACCGGGTGTTTGCCACGCTGATCGGGGTGAAGCTGGCCCGCCTGCAGGAACTCACCTCCGGGAAGCGTCCGAACCACGAATCGATCCTCGACACTCGTCGGGATCTCGCCAACTACGCGTGTTTGTGGGGGAGTTACTTCGACCATGTCCCTGTCAGCGAGCGTGAAGAAGGAACTGGACCGGATCAACCAGCAGCCGGGGTCGTCCGTGGCCCTCGCGGCTGAGCGCACGACCGGGGGCACTGCCGCCCTCAGCGTGGAGGTGGACTGGACGAAGGGACCCTGGGAGGTCGGGGCCTACGCCCGGTATTACGCGGATCAGTCATGGGAGGCGGTTGCCCGCGTGCGCCGTCGGTTGGGATGACCGGCGGCATCTGCTGGGTGAGCAAGGAGACTGGACCATGATCGAATTCCTGGCGCTGATCGTCGTCGCCGGAGTGGTGCTGTACCTGACTTACATTCCGTTGTCGCCTCCAATGAAGGATTTGATCCGCGAGCGCGATGAGGCGCGGGCTGAGGCTGAGCGCCTTCGTGCGCTACTTGCAGCGGCGTTGGGAGAACGATGAATGACCGCTGCCTTATGACGGGAAATCTCGTTGACACCGACACGCGACCACCCGGCGAGTGGTGTCAATGCTCAGTCTGTCGGCTGACCCAAGAGCGCGACGACACGTTACTCGCAGAGATTTGGGTGGCACTGGAGGAGCGATGAGTGCAGACAGAACCGCGACGTGTCCTGCTTGCCATCAATATGGCTTGAAGCAGTATTTCGACTTCACCTACATGACGGTGCCGCATAACCCACCGGACGTGCAGGCATTTCACGTCAGCTACAAGGCCATGTGCCCTGAATGCGGGTGGGTGCATGAAGCCAGCACGGTGACGTCAGCCGTGGTGCCCGTGAGGGAAGGCGCTGAAACCAGCGCCCATCAATGACCGGCGGCGAGTGGGTGGTCGTGGTGCTGGTGGCCGTCATGGTCGGCAGCATCTGCTGGGTGTTCCAAGGAGACTGACATGATCGAATTACTGGTGCTGCTCGTCGTCGTCGGCCTCGTGCTTTACCTTGTGGAAAATTACGTCCCGTTGTCACCGCCGATCAAGGTCGTGATTCGCGTCGTGGTGGTGCTGCTGCTGTGCGTGTGGCTCCTGCGCGCGTTCGGCGTGGTGGATATTCCGCTGCGTCTGCGATGATCGAATTCCTGATCGGCCTAGCGGTCGGGATTGTGCTCCTGTTGAACTGGTTCGATATGCGGGTGCGCCTACGACGATGAGCGACTACCAAGGAGCGTGTGATGACATTACCAAGTCCGCGAGAGATCGCCGTGATCGGCAGCATGAATGCCCCGGATGTGCTGGCATGGCCGGTGACAGCCCGGATGAGTGACCTCACCCGGTATGACGGGGATGGCAAGATCTGGATGCAGCACAGCAAAACGGGGCAATGGCCCCGAGTCCCAATCGCTGATGACGGGACGCTCTCCGAAGGGAACCTCTGGGGGATCGCGCTGTACCAGGGGCGCTGGTATGCCCGGACGCTGCATCACATCCGCCCGGGGCAGACCGAGAAGACCTACCCCATCAACGAATGGGGACAGGAGAGAGAACCGCTCGTCTGGGGCACAGAGGGACCACCGCTGGCAGTGGCATCGGTCGTGGGGCTCTTCTGCTCGACCCGCGCTCGTTACGGACGGGCTCCCGTGCAGGAGCGCACTGACATCGTCTGGCTGAGGATTGGCGGGGGCATCCTGGCGCGCGAGGCTGTCGGAGAGGAGCCGCCTCCTCCACCGCCGGATGAACCGCCGCCGGGACCGGATGACCCGGAGGGGCCAATCGTCATTGAGCTGCCGCAGCTGACGGAGATCCTCGAGGCCTTGGCGCCTCTCCGCGCGCAGATCGAGGCGCTCACCGCAGTGGCGCGGGATCTTCAACAGAACGGGATTAAGATCCGTTGGCGCTAGGCGCCCGGACCTTCTTCGCTCTGCGTAGATAAATCCCGTAAATTACGCGCATCTCTTCCTCGGTGAGGCGGTGGAACACGCGGGACGTGAACCGCTTCACCGTAGTTTCGCCCCATTCCGGGCGGAGCGCATGCAAACACTCGTGGATCACGGTATCCACGACCGCCGGAACGGGATTGATCTCCACAATCCCGTCTGACAGGTATTGCCCGTAGACGATTTCCCCGGCGGCGTCCCCGGGGATGAACCGCTCTTTAACGCGAACCTCGCCTAACTTCGCAAGGATTTCCAAGAGCAGTTTCTGGGGCTTCCGGGCGGGCATTTCAGCCCTTGTAGACCTTGCCGTTCGCGGCAAACCGGTTCTTCACAATGAAGGTCAGGTAATCCGAGAAAGACCCGTCTGGAAAGATGTAGCCCCAGATAAAACCCAGGGACCATTGGTTCGGGGTGCCCCGTCCGTAGGTCGGGTCTCTCCGGCACAGCGCAGGCACGGCCATCCCCGTTCGAATGTCTGTCGCATCGAGGGCAGAAATCTTCGTATGTAGCTGGGCCCTGTGGAAATGCCCAAACCGGATCGACCGTTCATACGTGTCTACGGCCCACTTGGCGGGATGCATTGAGCTGCGGATCTGGTCGCCATGCGTGAAATGCAGCTTCCCCACCTTGCTGATGGCTCCCTGTTCTTCCACCTTCCAGAGGGGGTAGCGCAGCTCCAGCCCCTTGGAGATCTCGACCAACCCTTCGACTCCCGGGTTCTCATCAAGGAACTGGTCAATCCAGGCTTCATGGTTGCCGATATGGTAGATATGCCTTGTTGCGCCTAACGCCTGGATCGGGCCGATCAGGTCTTTCTTTGCGCGATCGAAATCCTGGAGCAGTCTCAGTCCGTCCTGTTTCCTCGGCTTGCCTTTTAAATGATGGCTCACCGCGCCGCAATCGAGGATATCCCCGCCGAGCACAATCTGGTGAGGGCGGAAATCCTTCGCGAACTCCAGCATCGCCGCGAAAGCCTTCGGATCGTGTAGCTCAACCTGTTTCCCATGACGCCGTTCGTTGCCGAAATGCAAATCAAAAAAAGCAATGAAGCGTTGCTCGCTCATTAGCGCCTTTGGATTTCTTCGACCGCGAGCGCCAACTGGCGCCCACGGCGCAAGTAGCCCATCTCCTGATTCCACAGATCCCGAATGAGCTTGATCCGTTCGGCTGGGGAGTAGGCCGGGTCATTGATCACGCGGTCCCGCGTTTGGCTGATGGTAGAGAGTTCCTGGCTAATCTTCGTCGCTTCGTGATTGAGGGAGGCCAGCTCCTTCATCTTCGGGGTCATGAACTGCTTTGCGAGCGGGTCCAGCGACCGCCCTTCGTAGTTCACGCTCTTGATGGCTTCAGCCGTGAGATCCCGGGCTCGAATGAAGCGTCCCATGAGATCCGATCGTTCCTGGCTCTGCGTGCCGGGATCCGCGAAGACCCGGCCGAGCGGCCCGATCACCGGGCGGTGGAGTGATTGTTCCGTGGGGCTTTGGATGCCCGCCGTGGACTGCGGCGAGGGCGGCACGAACGGACGAGCCACTCCCACCAGCGACTCGCCCATCCCCGGCAGCACCGTGTTGTAAAGATGCTGGAGCTTGTCCGGGCTTGTGAGGATCTGCGGGGCTTGACCTCCCGTGACCTTGTGGATTCCTTGGGCCGCGGCGATGAACGTGGGATCCGTGTAGTACGTGAACTCAAAGGGGGAGATGAGGCCTTCCCGACGGGTGCCTGACAAGGGCGCTCCCGTGAGGATGTTCGTGTCGGAGAGCTGCTCATAAATGCCCCTGGGAATCGGGTTGCCGCCAGAGGCCACCCGTCGCCCGATGCTCCCAACCAGCCCGGAGACCCCTTTCTTCCCTTCCAGGCTCGCGCCTCCAGGAATCCAGTTCTCCAGGGAGTCGGCAACCGCCTGCAGGGCCGGATAGTCCTGGTCTTCCATGAGGAATTTCAAGCTCATCACCGGGGTGAGCCAGCTAATCGCCTCATATGCCTTCGGGATCATGATGGTCTTGTGGCGGATTTCCCCAGACGACACCTGTTCCTTTTCCGGTGTGAGGATCACGAAGTTGTTCATCCGCTTTTTCCGGTCGGTCTTTGTGATCGCCGGAAGCCCCTCCTCCGTGCGGAACTGGCTATTCCATTCCTCAATGGCGAAGTCGACTGCCGCGACGGCCAGGAGGAACTCCAGGAAGCTCTCCGGATGGCGCTTCATGGCCTTCGCCGCACGGTTGATCGACTGCACGGCCGGGCCAATGAACATCAGGTGGTCACGCATGGCCTTCGTGAACCAGCCCCATTTGTTCCAATCCGGGGATCCGCCGTACTCCCGGGTTTCCGCCGCGGATTCCCTCGCGCCGTAGCCCGCCTTTTTCAGCCCACTGTAGACCGCCTTTTTAATGGCGAGTTCATTCGGTTCCAGGATGTTCTTCTGGAGCCCCTCCACGGCATAGCCGAAGCCCTTCGCCGCAAGCGTTTTCTTGCTCCGCCCTCCGCGCAGCTCCGCCTGCTTGAACCCGACCGCATCCTGATACAACGAGCCTCTGGGGCCCAGGGGCTGCGAGGCGGCGCCATACCACATGAACCCGGAATCCTGGAGATCCTTCTGATACCGCTGGTAGATCCCGTCTGCCCAGGCTGAGAGCCCGGGCACTCCCATCTCCCGGGCAATCCGCGCCGGGTAGAGCGCGAACATCCCCTTGAAATACTCTGGGAGGAACTTCGTGGCGACGTTCCGCCAATGCTTGTTATCGCGCTTGCCCCAGTCCGGGAGGAAGACTCCGGCGGCGAAGTCGATCCCGGAGAGCTGCCTGAGCATGAAGCGGAGGTTGCCCCCCGCCGCAGCCCCGTGATAAACCTGTCGGGCGGTAGTGTAGAGCTTCAGGGATTGGATGGCCTCAGGCAGTTCCAGCGCTTGGAGCACGTTCGCCAGATCCTGGTTCACCTCTTTGTAAACCGGGACTCCCTGCTGCAGATAGGGAACCTTGGTGAATCCTGGAGGAGATGGCAGATCCGCGGTGGTGTCCTGCACGAAGAGCTGCTTCTGAGGATCGACTTTATCCTGGTACTTCTGGAAGAAGTCCAGAATTTCTGTGACTGCCCGGTTCCGCTGACCATCGTTGACCAAGCCCTCGATGACGTTCACCGCCCCCCGGATGGGATGGCGATTGATCCGCGCGGACCCCCGGATCTCCGGGTCCAGCATGGTGAAATCCGCCATGCCGAGCCGCACCCGTGCGGCCCTCCCCGATCGGTCGCCCATCAGGTATTGCGGGAGGAGCCGCCGATTCAGCTCCTCATCGTAGTCTTCCATCAGCCGGTGGAGGGGGACATAGCCGGGGCCCCTCGCAGAGAAGAGCATGTCCTGCTGAGGGGTGATGACGCTGCCTTCGTCGCGCGCGAACGCCAGCGCCTGCTGCATCGCGGTTTTCGTGCGGCTTGCTGCGATCTCCGCCCACTGCAGCTCTTCCGGAGAAAGACGGGCGCGTTCCTCTTCCAGCACCCTGAGGATGGTTTCTTCATCCCATCCGTGCGGGGTGACGGTCTTTTCTTCGATGTTCCGACGAAGATCCCCCGCTTCCAGATATGCCCGTTCTGCCCCTTCCCGATCTCCCGCATGGGCTAGCGCCGCAGCCTTGGCTTCCGCCTGGGCCAGCTTTTCCTTAACGATCTGCCATTCCCAGAGCCACCCATCCAGGTTGAGATACGTGGTAGTCGCATCGAAGATCGACGAGGGCATATCCTCGTAGACCTCCGCCAGCGGGGCAATCATGTGCTCTGCCGGGCCAAGACCTCCTCGTACCCGGGTGGCTAAGACGTTATCCGGCGCAATCTCCTCGTCGATGGGGCCGACAGCCTTTCGGACGTCGTCCGTCGCTGAGTTGATGTAGTGATACATGTCGATCGCGGCGGTGGCGGCACGAGTCTTCAAGGTCTGCGTGTGGAGCCCTTCCTCTGGGGCCAGCTGCTCTTCCAGCGTTTTGACCATCTCCGGGTTGGCTCCCAGATTCCTGAACCGTGCCGGAAGATCCGTGACGCCTTTAATCCACGACCGGACTCCAGCTTCCGCTTCCTGCGGTTCATCCCCTGGGACAGCCCCCGTGAGCAGCCCGGCGCCTGCCGTGCCGATCAGCGCGGCGAGGTGCTTTCCGGGGAGCTTGGGCTTTCGCTGAGGAATTTCCGTGGGCGTCCCGGCGGTTCCGGTGCCTGGGTAAATTGGGCTCGTCTTCGGAAGACGCCCGCTGCGTACGGCCGCGATCGTCGTCTGCAGTGCGGGATCATCCCGTGGGACGGCGAGCCGCTGCTTCAGTTCCTTCAGCTCGTCAACGGCGCTCCGCGAAGCGCCCAGCTCCGGAGGCAGCTCTGCGAGGTCACTCTGGGCCTTGGCTACCGCCGACTCCGGGAGCTGCAGTCCCTTCGGGAGGAGACGATTGACTGGGAGCTGCCCAGCCGCCATCCGCCGCACGTCGTCAAGCGTGCTCCATTCCTCGTCGGAGACCCCACGAGCCAGCCCGGCCAGCCCCTCCACCTCATCAATGAGGTCCTGTTCCTCCGGCGTGAACTGGCGGATCTGCGCTTTGGCTTCCGCCACGGGGAGCTGCCCACCCAGGGGCACGTCGCCTTCGGTGACAGGCGCTTGCGCCGTGGCCACGCGCGTGAGCTGGCGCTGGTCAACGCGAATGGTCTCCCCGGAATCTAGCTCAACGGCGGCGATTCGCGGAATCGTCGGATCCGGCTTGATCACCGTCGGGTTCACCGACAGATTCGCGGAGATCTGCGTGGGATCTTCTGGGAGTTCCGGATATTCGATGCGATCGCTGGGCGTCACGGCGACGAGCGTGCCTTCCCGTCCGTCACGGAGTTTGACCCGATCTCCGATAGAGCCGACGGGAGGCGGTACGGCCGCGAAGGGCCGCTCGCCTTCGACGGTCACGCGACGCGGGAGCAGTCCTACGTCTCCGAGCTGGTATTCCGGCGGGGCAATCATCCGCTCCCGGTAGGGCTCGCCTCGCTTGCTGATTCTCTGGTAGCGCTTCGCTCGCTGGGCATTCGCCCACTGCAGCTGTTTGCCGAGATCCCAGCGACGGGGGTTGGCCAGCGTGTTCGCCCCCGTGAGATCCCCGTAGGTGGCGATGCTGCCGATGGGCGGGGCTCCTGGCGTCACAGGCGGTCTAACCACTTCATTCGTCTGCGGGTCGATCACGCCCTCGTCCTGGCTGCGCATCCCCGTGGCAAGCCGAGCATTGATAGCATCCTGCACTTCACCGAAGGCCGTGCGGAAGCCGCTCGTTGTCGCGGGCACTGACGGATCGAGATCCGCCGCTTCCCACATGATCGGGATATCGGGATATTTTTCTTGTAGCCGCGCGTATTCCTCGAAGATCTCCTGAATCTCCTGCGCGAGTTCTCTCCGGTCTTCCGGCCATGACCGATGAATGGCGTAGGACTTATACCGGTCTTTCAGCGCGGTCGCCAGCTCCGGGACATCCGAGAAGACCCGGTTAATCGAGCTGAACACATCGCGATCCCAGGGAGGGGCGGTGGCATCGTCGTACTTCCGCGCCAGGAGCGGCTGGATCCGGTTCCGCGCCTGCTCCTGCTGAATCGTTTCGTTGAGAATCTGTCCAGCTACGGGACGCGCCTTGTTCTGCGCGTAGACCCGGCCCCGTTCCTCCTCCATGATCCGCGGGACCACGCTGCTCAGCTCGATATCCGTCATCCTCGCGCCCGGATGGAGCTTTTGCTCCAGCCACGCCTCGGTATTCCGGATGACCGGCGCATGCGTAGCTTCCCGCCCGCCCTGCCCTTCCTGCAACCGTGCCTGCAGCCGTTGCCAGGCTTCCTGTTCCCTCGGTGTAAGCTGGAACTCCTGTTGCCGCGCCTGCAGCCTCGCGAGTTCCGCGGCTTCCGTCGGCGTCAGCGGGCGGTTCAGCGAAGAGAGCTGTTCGAACGTCGTCTGCTGTGCCCGTTTCTGCTCAATCCGTGCGATCAGGGCCCGGGCCTTCTTGGTATTGATGGCCTTCCCAGTGGCCAGCTGCGCGTCGCTGGGAAGCGGGCTCTTAAACGTTCCTGTGAACTTTGGAAGCCCTTCCTTTTCCCTCTGCATCTGCTCCCGCACTTCCGTGCGTTCGCGTTCACCGATCACGGAAGAGCGGGCGCGGAGATCCTTCTGATCGACGACCAGCTCTTCTTCTGAGGGAAGGCGGAACCTGTTGGCTCCGCCCGAATACGGGATGTATTGTTCGAAGGAAAGACCGGGTTCCGGCGGCTCGACGTCGGCAACTGGCTTCCAGAGCGTCCGGAGCGCCCGGACTTCAGCAGGCGAGAACTGTCCGGGAGGCACAGGCCGCTCCACAACCGGGCTCCCCTGAATCCGCATTCCCGGATGGGACAGCCCCGTCTGCGGGTCGCGTGGATACAGGTTGGGCTGAATGGAAGAGCCCAGCGGTTCGAACGGAGGAAGCGCAGGGATTTCCGGCTCCGGCTCTGCCAACGGTTGGACCCTCTGGTATGGACGGCCCATCCCTGGGAGCAGGAACTGGATGGCTGGAGGAATTTCCGGCGTCGCTTCCGGAGGATTCGGGTCTACAAGCATCCGCGAGGGCGGCGGTTGCTGCGGCTGAACCGGCCGGAGATCCACGAAGGGATCTTCCAAGGCAGTCGGTCGCGTTGTCTCAGACGCCTGGATTGCCAGTTCGTGAAGCGGACGAAGCGGCTTAGGCTGCGGCTCCTCCATGAGATCCTGGATGACCCGGAGGATCTCATCCTCCACGGTGGGCTGGATCCGTGGGGGCAGCGGATGGACCTGCCGCAGGAGCCGCGGCAGGAGCTGCGGAACGCGGATGGGGGTGCGAGGACCCGCCATTACCGCTTCCCCTGTTGCAGGATCGCCTTGGCCTGCTCCTCCGTCATTTTCTTAATCTCCTGTACGGAAAAGCCCATTTCCTGTAGCCGCTTGGCCGCGCCCTTGGTCAGCCGCCATTTGGGGCCTCCCGTGCCTGCCCGTTGCTTGGCAATGAACTCCGCCGCTTCCCTAGGATCGAGATACGGCTGGGGTTCTGTCGGCGCGGAGGGGGCTTTCGGGGCTACTCCCTTCCGCTTCTGCGCCATCTTCATCGAGGCTTCAGCGGCAGCGGCCCTGGTGTCCACTTGGCGAGGATACGGTTGCTGCTTCGCGGGCGGAGCGGCTTTCGGCGCTGGAGCCGCCTTCGGCGCTGGCGCTGGTGCGGCAGCTTTCGGGGGCGCCTTCCGCGGTGCAGCCTTCAGCGAGACGCCCTCCAGCTCATTCAACAGCTGCTTGGCGTCAATCAGCTCTTCTTCCGTGGGCATCGGGGCGGCAGCGGCTGGGGGCGGGCGCCGTGGCGGCGGAGCTGGCGCCGGAGCTGGCGCTCCTGCCGCAGGAGGCGGATTCGGATTCTTCTTCGTCGGACGAGGCTTCTGCTGGGCAGGCACGACCTGTTGCTTCCGCGACGTCGCCACATGCACGGCAGGCGTGACCCCGGTCGAGCCTTCCCTGGCTTGGAGATCCCGCTGGCGATTCCACTGGTCTACTTGAAGGGCGTAGGCTCTTGCCACGGTTGGCGGGAATGTCGCCCGTCGCCACGTGCCCGTGATCGGGTCGGGATACATGACAATGACCTTGCCATGCCGATCGGTGCCGTACGCCGCGCCTTGGATCGTCTCTGCCAGCGGTTCCTTCGTGTCTCCTCGCCTGACCACGATCGGCTGGGCGACGCCCTGCTTCCCCCAGAGCCGCCGGTCTACAACGTCCCCGGGCAGGAACGACATCACCGTGCCGGTTTCCGGCACCGTGAACGACCGCGGATATCCGCGCAGTTCATCATCGTTCACGCGCCGCCAGCCCACGAACTCCCCCGCCTCATTCATCAGCCCCAGGAGGTGGCGTCCCTGCGTCGGCGGGAACAGCTCGTAGCTGATGATGTCTTCTGGCAGCTCGCCCAGATACGCTGCGCGGGTCGCGCCGACAGACTTCGCCACCGGGTCCGTCGCGAGATCCACGTCTCCTTGGACTCGACTGTTCCACGCGATGTTGCTCACGGCCGTGGCCAGCCGCTCCTGCGGGATCTGGGCGGTGAGCCCCGCCCGGAAAGATTCCAAGAGCCCTGGATCGCTTGTGGCCCGGACCTTCAAGCCCTCGCGGATCTGCGGGGAGATGGGCTTGGCCGCGATCGCCGGGTCGTTCACGAGCCCTGTGGCCTGTGCGGCAGCAACGGTTGGCTTGGCTTCCGGCTTTGGATAGACCTTCTGCTTTAATGGGTCAGCTTGCGGCTCTGCCATCCGCTGGGCAGATTCATAAGAGCCCTTCAGCCCTCCGCCGATCGTGCCCTGCATCGCCACCTGGGCAGCCAGCGGGGCCAGCATCATCTCCGGCTGTTCGCGGAGAATCTTCGTGAGTGGAACGTCTTCCGCCTGGCTCACGACGTTCAGGCTCGCGAGCGCATCCGCCGTGTTGCTGACCGCCTGCGGAGCTTCAATCCCGATCGCTGTGGCCAGCCGCTTACCCACTTCCTTCCCTAGCACCTTCTTCCCAACCAGCGCCTTCGCAACGGGGAAGCCCATCCGTGGAATAACAGCTCCACCCAGCGGATAGCTGACGGCATTGATCCCGGCTTGAGCCAGCTTCGCCATCTCCCCGGATGCGGGCGACCGTTGCTGGACGGAAGGCAGCTGTTGCTGGTAGTACTTGGCGTAGACCCCGCCTGGCTTCTCCAGGGCTGTTCGAAGCGCGGCTTTCTCCCGATCGACGAGATCCTGACGGCTCCGCTCTCCAGCATAGCCAAGGCCCCCACCGACGAGTGCCAGCGCCGGAATCGCGGCTCCCCCTGATACAAGCCCGGCTAGCCCGGCAGCCAGTGGCGGTCCTGCCCCTCCGATCAAGTTCCCGGCGAGATTCCCCGCCCCTTGGAGGTTCCAGGTATTCCAGTCTGTCAGCGAGAATTCTGTCTCCTGTGGGGTGTATGGACGCTGGCGCATCCCCACGGCCCCACCAGAGAAGCCCTTGAGGGCATTCCCCATCGATCCGAAGAAGCCCATCCCCGGCGCCTGCTCATACATCCCGCGCTGCTTCTGGCGGATCTCCTGGAGATCCTGCTTCTCTTCCGGGGTCCACTTCCAGGCTTCCTGTGCGGCCTCCAGCTCCTGCGTCAGCTCATACAGGCGCTTCGCCCGGAAATCCGGGTCCGGAATGTCTTTCAGCAGCTGGCCGAGCACCCGTCCGACCCGCCGTTGCTGGCGGTAATCCGGCTCCCACTGGGTGGGATCCTCCGAATATTGGATGAAGAAGTCTGCAACACCTTGCGGGGTGGACGGCTTCGTGATTTCAGGAAGGTTTTCAGCCATCTTCGGAGGCGCTTTCGCGAGAATCGTTCGAACGTAGTTCTGGGTTTCCTTGAACGGAGGCACGCCTCCATACTGTTCGACCGCTCTTGGCCCTGCGTTGTATGCAGCCAGGGCCAGTTCCTCATTCCCCTCGAACCGATCCAGCATCTTCTTCAGATACTTCGTCCCCCCGTGGACGTTCTGAATCGGATGCATGGGGTCTTCCACGCCCAGTTCCTTCGCGGTTCCAGGCATCAGCTGCATCAGCCCCTGGGCCCGTTCTCCAGAGCGCGTGCGCGGCCCAATGGCTTCCGGCTTCCCTCCGCTCTCCTGCATCACCAGCGCACGCAGGAGATTGGGGTCTACCCCCTGACGCTGCGCCTCATCCTGGATGATCTGCTCGATCGTCAGGGAATCCCAGGTCGCTGGGGGGCTCAGCGTGATGTCCTGCGTCCGTTGCGGCATTGCCTCTTACCAACCGCCGAGGTATCCCGGCTTCCGGTATTGCTGGGCAGGCTGAGAAGGCGGCTGCGGCGCGGGTATCGGCTGGCCGTACGGCGGGCCTCCTTGCGGGGGAGGCTGTTGCCCACCTTGCAGGGGGATGCGACGTCCTTGGCTCTGCAAGGCGCTGTTGGTCAACGTCTCCTCAATGGTCCGTCGTACGTCAGGGAATTTCTGAATGAATTCCTGAATGAGGCGCATGCGCTCGCCTTGGTTGAACGGGCTATCCGGCGTGCTCTTGATCGCGAGGTTGAGCAAGGCAAGCCCCAGCGGATCCAGCCCGAACAACGCGGCTTCTTCAGCGCTCGCGCCTCCTCCCCTACCCATCATGTTCTGCGCGGCTTCATTGGGCACCAGTGCAGCCCGCTCGAGAATCTTCGCGAGCATGCTCTGCCCTTGCGCACTGAGATTGTCGATATACGACTGGTCCTTCGGGCTCGTGCGGTTCGGGACGATCCCTTCCTCATCCGGTTCCCAGTACTTCCGCCACGGATCCGGGAAGCCTGAGAAGAATCCCTCTGGAGCAGGCTTGCCTTGCAGGCCTTCCGCTGCCTGGTTCAGCACGTTGATCTGCTCTCGGCCTTCCTGACTCCACGCGCGCTGATCCGCAGACTGGGCGAGCGCCTGCCTCAAGGCCTCTGTTTCATATTGCTGCTCGTCGAACTTCCCCTGATGCATGGCTCCGGGGATGCCTGCCAGCCCTTGAAAGGCTGCGGCCCACATGTTCGAGTTGGTGCCGCCTTGCGGCGCGTACTTCCAGTTCATTGCGGGCCCCCAGATCCGTAATCCATCATGACCGGATAGTTCTTCCACCACGGAGCGAACGGGTTGTACTGCCCGTTCGTCAGTGGCCACTGGGGCGGATAGAACCCGCCGTTAGGCGGGAAGTAGGGCGGCGTCCCGGGCCAGCCACCATAGCCACCCGGATACCCGTATCCGCCTCCGCCGCCGCCTCCGAAGGGCGTGCTCATGAAGTTCCCTGTGAAGAGGTTCTTCAGCCCGGTCATGCCCTTGGCATTCGCCCCACTGCCGATCCCTGGAACATTGGTGATGCCCGGAATCGGGAGCGAGCTGACCCCGCCCAGCGCTCCACCGATAAACGCCCCCTTCTTTCCACCTGCCAGGGCCCCGCTCGCCGCACCCAGTCCTATCCGGCCCAACGCCGCCAGTGCCGTTCCCCCTGGAATGAACATTGATCCGATCGTGCCTGCAATGCCCAGGGCCTTCTTCCACCATGGCGTGCCCTTCTTCTTCTCTGGCTGCAACGCCTGCTGCACGGCTTGTTGCTGCGGGCTGAGCAAGGCCTTGATCTCCATCTCCTGCCGGGCCTTCTCGTTCGCGTCCCGCCACAACGATTGATTCACCGCGTACTGGGCCATCGACGCCGGTTGCGAGGAATACCCCGCTGCCTGGAATCCCGGCCCGACCTTTCCTCCCGTCAGCGCACTGATCGACTGCCAGTAGGGCACCTCCGAGGCCAGCATCGCTTCGTCAGAGAAGAAGGGCTTCGCTGAGTCGAACCGCGGCAGACTCGGCAGATAGGCATTCATGTAGCCTTGGGGGCGGATGTACTGGGGCCCGCCTCCAGGACCGTCGAAGAGGAAGCTCCGCTTTTTCGCGAAGTCCGCGCGCTGCAGGGCGTGACCCAGGGGCGCCCCGATGGAATCGAGTGCCGCGGCATACCCCGGCGTTTGCTGCCCGTAGTACCCCGCCAGGGTGTTCGCCTGCCCGGTGCCGACGTTCGCCATCTGAATCTCACGATTCGCGGCGGCATCGTCCCCGGAGCCCTTGGCCCCCATGATTAGGCCAGGGATTTGGATCCCCGCCTGCCAGAGCAACATCTTGGTGAGGTCATTCATGATCAGACTCGCTTAGCCCAGGGCCAGTGCGCTGTTGAGTGCGCCATACCGGAAGCCCAGGTCCTCATTGAACTGCCGCTGTTTCTCCATGTATTCCAGCGCGGCCAGGAAGTGCGCCAGGTCGAACTCCCGCTGCTGTTCCGCGAAAGTGCCCTGTTGGTAGCGCCGTCCGAACTGCCCGCCCAACGCCTGATCCAGCGCCCCTGACGTGGAGAGCAAGTAATTCGCGTTTTGCTCTCTGGTCGCCAGATCAATATCGCGATACGCCGCGAGGATCTGCGACATGGTCTCGGAATCAATGTCGCCTAGCGCCGCTTGCCGTGCGCCACTGGGCACTCGATTCATCGCGGCAAAGCGCTGATTGACGTCACCGCCCATCTGCTCCGCCATGGAGAGCGCTTGTTCCTTCTGGATCTCCTTCATCCCCGCGACGTTCTCCGGGGTCCACATGCCCTCTGTAAGAGCCTTCCTCAAGGCAGCGAGCTGCTCGCCCTCTGCTTCATACATTCCCGGAGGGATTTGGATTGTCGGCTTCCAATCATAGGAAGAGCTGAAGGGCGTCAGCGGCGAGGCGCCTGACGGGACATACGGGGCAATCTGCCCCGTGGAGGTCACGGGAGAAGGATTCGATGGAGCAGAGGTTGGCGGAGGCGCGGTAGAGCCCGTGGATCCGCCTGCCCCGGTGGATGGCCGGGTCGGCTGATCCAGCATCTCCTTATCGACGTACCCGGCGTCGTAGGCCTCTTCCACGGTCTGCGTGGAATCATTCGGGGCCTGCCCTGGTCCCACGCCATACCAGCGGCTGCCGCCGATCCGCTTAACTGCGCCACCCCAGTCTGCCATGGCTAAAACCTCATGTTCATCGGATTATCCCAAAGGACCCGATTCAATGCGAGCCGACTCATCACCATCCGGAGGAGATCGTTAGGAGACTGGCCTGCCCAGTTGTAGCCTTCCGGGAGGAGCGCGGAGACCTGGCCACCGCCTGCGGCAGACGTCGCCGCTGCCTGTGCCTGTTCCTTGTCAATATCGTTCAGATCCATCCATTGCCAGACGTCGTAGCCAGAGGGCGTGCCTTGCGCCCCTCTGAGGACGTCGATCCGCTCACCCGTCTGGGGAAACGTGATCACATCGCCATTGACCTGCACATCCAGTCCGTACAGTTCCTTCATCCGCTGGGCGACGGCCTGTGCGGCTCCCGGCTGGGTCGGATCGATGGTCTCCGCGGCCCGGGCGAACAGATATTTCATGGCTGTGTCGCCGGTATTGTCCATCCGGTCGTACATCCAGCCTTGGCCCATGTACTGGCCGCGGGTCGGCGCGGGCGCGTAGGAATAATTCGCTGGGAGCGAGAAATCGAAGGTCTTCTTCTGGCCCTCCGGGCTCCACCCCCACCCGGACGAGGTGGACGTGGCGACTTTGCCCTGAGCTGCGGCTTGCGTCGGGGTGAGCGGGGTGGCCCCCTGACCCTCACGCGTGTAGCGCATGTTCACAGGGTCCCAGATCAACCGGCCTTTGCGGGGGGCGGACAGCGCCTCTTCTACCGCGGCCTGCTCCTGCGGGGCCCCTGCCTGCGTCTGCTCGTCCTCCTGCCACTGACGGTAGGGATCTTCATACCGCGGCATCAGAATCCTCCTCCTCCGAGACCCAGGCGGGGCCGTCGACGGGGGCGCAGCGCCTGCCCCAGCGCTTCCTGTTCCTTCGGTGCCGCGGCTTGCGAGAACTGCCGACTCTGCCGGGTGAAGAAATCGCTTTCACCGCCCCCGAATCCTCCGCCGACCTGCGAGCCGAACTGGGCGGGACCTCCGCGGGAAGGCCCTCCGCCGAACGGCGTAAACGGGTCCTGCCCCTCCGGGGCCAGCTGCCCATACTGCATGAGATTCTGAACCTGTGGGGAGCCCTGAGGGAGCCTGTTGACGTAGGAAGCCCAAGGATTCTGCATTGGTAGTGCCTTCTTTCGTTGGAAGAGCCCAGGAGGCACGGCCTGGCCAATGCCCTGAGGAGATGGCTGTTGTGGAGACTGATAGGTTAAGCCCTGAGGCATCCGCCCAGTGCTCGCCAGCGATCGGACGGCTTCCATGAAGGTCGGCTTCCGCGGAAGACCCTGGACTTTCTCCTGAATGCGATCCCACCAGCTCTGCTTCTTCTGCGGAGGGGTGCTGGAGCCCAGGGCCGTTTCGAGCGCCGGACCCTGCGCAACCTGCAGATCCGGCTGCCGCGGAAGCTGTGGAATCGGCAGTGGAGCGGCCTCGTCTTCTGGGGGCCTCGGCGGATTCGGAAACGGGTTCCAAGGCTCTTTCGGCGGCAGCCCCTTGAGGTATTCCTGCTGCTTGGCCCATTCCTCCGGCGTAAACTGCCCTTGGATGATGTAGTCCGAATAGCTGAACGGGTCTTCCGGCGTCGGGTCTGAGTCAGGACCCCATCCGGGCTTCGGCTTGATGGGCAGGATAGACATTGGTTATTCCTTGTTCTGTGGCTGGAGCATCTCAAGCCAGCCCAATTCATCCCAACAGCGGAAGTACTCTGGATCTCTCAGGATCTTCGAATGGCCGATCCCGGGGAGCTGGTCGTTGACATCCGCAAAGGGCTGCCTCCGCTGCACCCCAACGGAGCCGTCAAACCACTCTCCGAACCATTGCATCCGATCGGACCAGTCAGACGCGATGTGAAGCCAGAACTTGATTTGGGGGCGAGCGGCGCGGTAAATCGGGCGCATGTCATGCCGCACGGGGCTGCCAATGGTGACGAGATTGTTGATGTGCAGCCCGCGGAACGCCGCGGCATAGGCGACAACCTGCCCGGCATGGCTATGGGCGATGATGTTCCGGTCTTCCAGGGGGACTTCCGCCGGGCCATACCGGGAAGTCCCAAGATAGTAACAAAGGGCCGCGCCGCCTGCCTGCCAATCGGTATGGTTCTTCGCCCAGAAGAGGCTTCCATTGACCTGGGTAGACCAGATGAATGGCTCTGCCGGGCAGACATGCTCGAATCCGCGGTCGCCCAGGAACTTCATGAAGGGATTCCGTGGATGCCACCATTCCCCACTGTGGTCTTCCAGCTCACCCTTCCAACTCCACGTCCCGCCAATCGGCAGAATCTTCATCGGCGCCCGTCCGTCTCCAGCCAGTAGATCAACGCGAACTCATCCTCAGGATCGGCACAGATGAAGTGCCATCCCACCTTCGCCCAGAACGGAACCTCCTCCATGACGACGAGCTTGGTCCTCACATCACGTCCGTTGACCTTGGCGATCACGACCTTCACGCGCGGCGGTGAGCCGTTCATACCGATCGACCACTCGACGGGCGTACGCTTGAGGGAACGAGCGGAACACCCCGCCCACGCCCCCGTTGTACGCGGCTAACGCCTTTTCAATGTCTCCATCCATTCGCTTGATCAAATCCGCGAGAATCTGACAACCTATCGCTAGGTTTCTGGGAATGTGGAAGAGCCCTTCCGGAGGCCCTGCATACCCGTAATCCAGCGCCGTGGGATACATAATCTGCATCAGCCCGTAGGAACTGGCGATCCTCCGGGGATCCTCGTCTCTCCACTTCGCGCGTTCCTTGCAATACCGCTCCCAGTAGCCCGGCTCGAAGCGGAAGGCATCCGCGTGCCCGGCAGATTCCTGCCACACCACGGACTCCACAAGCAGCGGATCGAGCTGATACCGCGCTGCGGCCACTTCGATCTCTTCGCGGTAGGGGGACTTCATGGGGCGAGCCTGGCGAAGAGCCGCGGAAGCATCTCAATGAGCGTCGTGGCGATGATGGCCCCGAGGCTGCCCGCGGCCATCACGTGGCTACGCGGGAGCTTGACGTAATCCCGGGCGTTCTCCGTGGGGTTGCCGTTCTTGTCAAACGGGCAGCGGGCCCGATGATCGATGAAATCCGTGGCCATTTGGGAAAGATCCTGCGCCGTTTGTTGCACCGCCGTGGCGTTGAGATCCATCGCCGTTTCTAAGACCGCGATCTGCTTGCCTTGTTCCTGCACCGTCCCGTTGATCCGATCAAGCCTCGATGTCACGCGGTCAAAGCCCGCGTTCATCTCCTTGTGGATCAGCGCAAGGAGCATTTCCATTGGGTGGGCGGTTGGGTCTTCCATACGTCCTCACCCGATGGTGTACCACGCCGTGCCATCACAGATGATGAGGGCCTGAGTCGTGGTGGCCACAGTCTTCGTGGAAGAGCCATCAATCTGTTCTGATCCATCCGGATCCACGGTGGTATCGTTCGCGCCCAGGTCCTTGATGATCAGGACCTTTCCGGTGTTCCCGCTACATTGGTAGAGGTTCAACGTGAATGCGCTCGCGGAGTTCGCGATGATCACCACGTTGGCCGTGGCCGCAGTCTGCGGGGACGTCGTTTCTGTCCGGATGGGCAGCACCAGGGGACCCGCACTGAGGGTCAACCCGCCCGCAGAGACGGTGACGCCGCCAGTCGTCACGGTCAATCCGCTCGATGCCGTCGCCACTCCGGAAAGCGTTGACGTCCCCGTGACGGCGAGCGTGCCCCCAATGGAGGCGTTCGACGCCGTCAACGAGAGTCCCGTTCCAGAGCCCTTGGAAATCGTGAGGGTATCCGCGAAAGAGCCTGTGCCAGAGCCGATGAAGCCCCCGCTCACGGTCAGCGTGCCTGCCGCCGTGACATTGTCGGAGAACGTAAAGGCCGCGCCGGAGCCCGTGGCGTTGAGGGAAACCGCTCCTGTGCTGCTGACGGAAAGGTCGAGCTTGTTCGATCCGTCGTAGCCCACCGTGAACTGCGGAGGGGCAGTTGAAATGGCAGAGAGCGCCCCTCCGACAGACCCGACTGAGCCGACGACGTAGATATTTCGCCACCTCAGCAGCGTGGTTCCCAGGTCATACGTATTGTCTGCAGCCGGAACGATAGCTCTGGCTGTCAGGTCCCCCGTCATCGATCCACCCGTGCGGTCTAACGCATCGGAGTAGATCCGGGAGAAGTTCGTATTCACCTCTGAGGAAGAGATGGTCGTGCCGGGAACAAAGATATAAGGGGCGGCACCGGAGTTGACCTGGGCCAGTGCGACGGGGCCCCAGAGGGCGGTGCGCAGGACCAGCGCGGCAATCCCGAGGACGAAGGCTTTTCTCATCGGATGGGCTCCACAAAGAGCATCAAGCGGGCTTGCGCACTCGCCACGTTGCATCGGAGGATGATGTAACCAGCGCCCCACAGCTTCCGGGTTGCCGACGTATCCTTATAGATAAACACTGCGTCCAACGGCAGGGAGGGAAATCTCCACTCCACGGGGATGGCTCTGACCTGCTCCGGATCACGGATCCCCGTCATGGAATGGCGGATTTCCGTATCGCCATTCGCTGTGGCGTTGAACGTCACATCGACATATTCATACTGGGCAGTGGGAACGCTCTTGGAGATCGTCTGGGCGAGCGCCTTCAGCTCCTGAAGAAGAGCCGACGTGTTAATCCGCTCGCTTTGCCGCTGTCGCTGGTAATCCACGCCTACCTCTTATCCGTCAGCAGCTCCCCACGCATCCCCGCCTTGTGGAGCATCAATGGGCGGTTGGGTTCGTGGTGGCGGAGCCTGACTCGCCAAACTCTCCCCGTTCGCCCCATCCGAACCCGCTTGTTCGTAGGAACCGTGGCCGTCCACGTTGCCACGTCCCACAAGGACTCGTCCCACACCGCTGCCGAACCTCCGCCAGCGAGCGCGAAGATCCGCGTATCCAGCGTAATCTCATCGAAATTATACGCGAAGTCCGCGTAGAGATCAGAGGTTCCAGGCGTTTTCGTCTGGAGGTAGAAATACTCGTACCGTTTCTTCCAGAATGGGCGTCCCTCGTCGAACCATTTGCAGTCCACCTGGAAATCAGGAGATCCGATATAGACGTACAGTGTCTGTCCTACTTCAATCCCCACGAGTGCGCTTGTGAGGGTGAAATCCACCGCCGTATTGCTCGCAATCCTGTAACGTCCCAGATATTCCCCCGTGATCACGTCCACGAACACGGCGTAGAGCCCTTCGAGGCCGACCGTGGTGTCCAAGCTGACAATCGGAATGGTGAGCATCGTCGTGGCTGAGGCCACAAACACACTCTTCGTCGTGCCGGAATAGACTCCGTCCGTGTCGGCGTCCCATAACCGGTAGACCCTCCCGTTGTAGCCGCCCAGATAAACCCAGGGCGTGCCGTTGGTGTCATCCGCAACGACCATCGAGGCAATGTCGAAGGGGTCCCAGATGCCCTCCCAGCGTTCCAGCCGGAAGTGATAGGGGTAGAGCAGATTCGCTTGGGAATGCCCGACCCCTGGCACGGCCCAGACGATCCGCTCTTGCTGAGCATCCACCGCCGCGTGGATCAGTCCTAGCTTCGCGTAGTTCAGCGCGTCAGCCGTGAGATCCGCGGCAATCAGGGGCGTGCCAAAGGGCTCTGGGTCTAACTGGCCATCCCAGGTGATGGGGCCACGTTCGCTCCACCAGTACGTACGGCCATCTGCGGAGACCACGGATTTCTGGGCGACGCATCCGATTGAGTTTGAGATCAACCGGATCACCCAGTCATTGGGGCCATCCCCGATAAGGGCGTAGGTTGAGTTCTCTTTGAGGAGAATCAACACGTCATGGGCGACGAACAGCCCCGTGATGCGCTGACCATCATCCGGGTTGATCAGCTCATAAGACTCGGGATCGAACCCTTCCGGAAGGGCAATCTGCGAGTAGTACAGCGTGGAGTCGTCGGCAACGAACAGTCTCCCCCTATGCCAGGCAAGGAACTTGATTCCGGAAGGAGGCGGGTCATTATCGTTCGTATCCGGCGACAGGATGATCAACGCATTGTATTCATCGTTATTGATGTCAATCGTGGTTGAGTACGTGCCTATCGGGATTTCCGCCGCTTGGTAGAAATTGATGGAGATCGTGTTTTTCCGGAGCTGGATCCGGACGTGCGTAACTTGCGGGTCAGGCGGGGGTGCCCACGAGACGAGAATACTTTGCGAGGCAACGGTGACCGTGACCGCGTCGCTTCGCGAGCTTTCATGGCCCGTGTCTTCGTTGTAGTACGTGAGGGCAACGTCGTACTCCCCGGTCATCTCTCCGGAGCCGCTAGCAGACGCCGTTGGCACGTCCGGGCGGAGAATCCCAATCCGCGTCCAGGTAGAGCCGTCGAACTTGACGCCCGAATACGATTGAATCCCCTGGAGAATGTCTGACCCGTTGATCAGAAAGGCCAGGTTATTCGCCGTGAGGAGCATCGGGTCGCCCGGAGAGAGCGTCACCCCTGCATACGTCGTGATATTCCCGCCCTGGAGCAGCCCCACCAGCCCGGTTTCCCCTACAACAAGGTGGTAAGAGGTGTAAACCCCAGACTCTTCCAGTCTCCGAAACCAGTGTTGGGCGATGATCGCTCCGCCTTCCCAGGCGGTGGTGTTCATCACCCGTGAGCCGCGACGCTTCCGGATCACTGCCGTGGAGTCCCCAATCGACTGCCACGCGGCGTTCCGCGCCCGCTTCAGCGCATCATCCGGGATCAGATCCCCTTCTGCCGAGGTGTGAACGCCCTCCCGGAAGAAGGGCACGATCGTTTCGAAGTCCTTACCCCAGCCCGCCATCACCACGCCCACTGCGAACGCATGGACCGTCCCCGATCGTCGATATAGCGCACATACGTGGGGACAGCCTCCAGGGTCTGTCCTTCCGTGCCGTACGCCTGATACAACGAAAGCTGCGCTTCCATCTGTTTCTGGCGCCAGATCCCCAGCGTCTGGGGATTGGTCTCCGTGAGATACGCGCTCATGTGCACGAGCGCGTCATACACCATCAGCTGGGTATGGGGGAACGGGATATCCGGCACGTCATAGTCATTCACGAGGACCATCGGCTGCCGATAGAACCGGTATTCAATCTCGTCAAGGCCTGTGGACGTCGGATTCTCATTGATGAAAATCCCGCGATACGGCCTCCCCAGCTCGCAGTCGAGTAGGGAATAGAGCACGTCCCCCGTCGTCGTATCTGTGACCGTCATCGTGCCATTCCAGGCACCCGCCTTGGTAATGCTGAGGATCGTCCGATACGTATTCACCGTGACGACCGGGGTTACCCCGTTGGGAGTAATCTTCTCAGCCGTGACGTAGCCCAGCCCACCGGATGGCCCCACCACCTCTCCCTTCACCACCACGTCATACGTCGTGGTGTTGTCGAGCGGGCTAGAGCTGACGAAGGTGAGGGTGGTGGGGCTAGCTGGTTGCCTGATGGTCGGCCCGGGATACCAGAAGTAGAAATGCCTGGCATGCCCGAAGTCTTCCGTGACCCCCGTCCACCTGTTCCCCGTCTGCGGGATAGCCCTGAAGGGCACCTCCTGAAGGTATTCCCCCGTTGTCTTATTCAGGAAGTACAACGGCCTGTGAAACTCTGGATGCAGGATGTACACGTGCTGATCCAGAATCGTCGAGAACGTCATTTCCTGGGGCCACAGCATGAAGGGCCAGGGGAACTCCCCACCCCGCTGCTGATGCGACTGGTTCAGGAAATCCTTGATGAGGATCTTCGTGGTCGTGCTTTCTGAGGCAGGCGTATTCGCCTCATCCAGAATCCTCGACACCTCATCCCTGAGCCCCTTAAACGTAATCACGCTCATACCGACACCCCAGCGGTGGTCGCAGTCCCACCAAATCCAAGCGATCCTGAGGAGAACTGCTCTCCGATCGCGAGAGGGAAACAATCCCGGAAGGGAAGGAGTTCCGCTCCGGTACAGAGTACCAGCTCTCCAATGGGAACGCGATAGGCACACGGTCCATCGGCGAACGCCAGGATCCCCGTGGATCCACTGCCGCCCACCACCCATCCTCCCGTCGCGATCTGCACATAGTGATCGGGTTGGGCCACCCCCTCCCCACCGACCACCCATCCCCCGGTCCCCGTGACCGCCCCGGTCTGGCCAGTGGTCCCCGCGCCCCCGATCTGCCACCCACCGCTGCCCGTCGCCCCGCCGGCCACCGTGACCGCCGGCGCCGTGAGCGTCACGCCACTGGCCAGGAACGGCAGCCCCACGGCCACTGCCCCCGGGGTGACCGTGGGTGCCGTGAGCACGGCTCCGGACGCGATGAACGCCCCGCTGACCGCGCCCTCGCCCGTGAGCGTGGGCGGGTAGAGCACGGCCGTGGACGCGCGGTGGGTCCCACCCACCGCCGAGGCCCCCACCGCCACCGTCGGGGGGTAGAGGGCAGAGCCTGCCGCGATCGTCGCGCCCTGCACCCGGGCCGTGAGGGAAGGCGCATAGAGGGCGGATCCGCTGGGGAGGAACGCGCCCTGGACTCGTCCGCGCAGCGTCGGGGCGTAGAGGGCGGATCCACTGCTGATCGTGGCCCCGGTCACCTGGGCGCGGAGGCTCGGTGCGGTGAGCACCGATCCACTGCTGATCGTGGCGCCCTGCAGCTGATAGCGCAGCGTAGGCGCGAAGAGCGCCGATCCCGAGGCGATCGTCGACGCCCCGATCGTGCCCTGCGTGGTGATACTCGGCCCGTAGAGGGCGGATCCGCTCGGAATCGTCGGGAGCTGGACCCGATAGCGGAGGGTCGGGGCTGTCAGCGCGGATCCGCTCGGGATCACCGTCCCGGCGATCCGATGCTGCAGCGACGGCGCGGTGATCTGCGCAGTTGACCCGATCGTGGCGCCGCTTACCACCACCCGGGTGGTGATGCTGGGCGCCGTGAGCGCGGATCCGCTGGGAATCAGCGCCGTGAGGATCTGGGCGCGTAGCGTCGGGGCCGTGAGTGTGGCCCCGCTGCTGATCGTGGCGCCTTGGACCCGATAGCGCAGCGCAGGGGCGGTGAGGGCCGATCCGCTGGGGAGGCTCGCCCCGGACACGGACACCACCCCCCGAAGGGTCGGGGCCGTCAGCGCCGATCCACTGTTGATCGTCGCCCCTTGGACCCCCGCGCGCAGCGTGGGCGCGGTGAGCGTGGACGCCGAGGCGATCGTGGCCCCCTGCACCACCGCGCGTAGGGTTGGCGCCGTCAGCGTGGCCCCAGCGGCGATCGTGGCGCCCGTGACGTTCTGCGCCGCTCCCGTGCTCAGGCCATACCCAATCCCCAGGAATGCCCAGCCGCTGAGTGGGATGGGAATCAGCCGGGCCTTGTTCGTCACGAGGGCCACGGTCGGGCCGCTGAGCGTCGCCCCTGACGCGATCGTCGCCCCCACCACCTGCGCCGTGAGGGTGGGGGCCGTGAGCACCGCCCCACTGCTGATCGTGGCGCCGGCCACGTTGGCGCTGAGCGTGGGCGCCGTGAGGGCGCTCCCACTGCCGATCGTCGCGCCTTCCGCGCGGTACCGCAGCGTCGGCGCGTAGATCGCGGTGACCGCCGCGACGTCGTACTCCGCACACTGGTCAAACGTGCAGACCGCGGTGGTCCCGACGTTCGCGTTGTACCACCCGACCCCGAGACCATCAATGCTTTGGATGGTTCCGGACGTCGTATCCGTGTAGCTGTAGCTATTGGCGCCGTAGTGCAGCGTCCACTGGGGATTCGCCCCCGTGGTGTCGCGAATGACTCGCACGCGGGTCCAGTCCGTCGGCGGATCCCCGAGATCGCTCTGGAGGACATATCCCCCCGTGCCGTCCCGCAGCCGGATCGTCCACTGGACCTTGCCCGTCGTGCCCAGCCGCACGGCAAAGTGCGTGGTCGACAGCGACTCGATCCGCCCCGTGATGAACGGGGAGTTCCCCGTAACGCTCCCGGGGACCGTCGTGAACTTCACCCAGCACTCGCCCTCCCAATACCCGGTGGCGCTGGCGTTGTTATTGTTCCAGAGGGCGGCGTAGGCCGTCGCGCTGCCTGTCGTGGTCGAGACGAGCCGATAGGTGCCGGCGTAGGCCTCGGAGTTGCTGTAGGACTTCGTTCCGCTGGCCTGATCCAGCCCCGTGTCCCAGGCGGATCCGCTCCCGGATTCGAACCCATCCGTGAACAGCGTGTGCCCAGTGGACGCGGTGATCGTTCCCGCCGTGATCCGCTGGGGAACGGACGCCGGATAGAGCGTCGATCCGCTTGGAATCGTCGCCCCACCGACCGTGACCGCGCCCACGGTGATCGCCGCCGCAAACAGCGCGGCCGTGGAGGTGAGGACGCTCCCGCCTACCTCCTGATCCGGGATGGAGGCCTCGATTGTGGGGGCCGTCAGCGTCGATCCGGCGCTGATCGTCGCGCCCGTGGCGGCATAGCGTAGCGTCGGCTCATACCGCGCGCCCGTGGTGATCGTCGCCCCAGCCACGGCTTGACTGAGATCATCACTGAGGGCCAGGGCGGCGAGCGCGACGTCATCCGTCCCCGTGAACGTGTAGCCGATCGTGAAATCGCTGGTCCCAGCCGTGGTCTGCCGGTCGACTCGCTGGATCTCCTGCCCCGAGTCGTTGCTGTCGACCGTCGAACAGTTCGCCGTCAGCGTGTAGTCCCCGACCGCGGCCAGGCCCCCGGCAAACGCACACACGGCCATCGCGGACTTGCCGCCATACCGCAGCGCGCATTGGGCCGAGCTCGTCTGGTCATTCGACACACTATCGCTGTGCACCACCATGCACGGGCCATTCCCCGTGAATGTCATGCCGATGAACACGATGTCGTCGGCGGTCGCCGATGCCAGATCGACCCACCAGCTCTGGTTCCCCGTCGGCACGTCCGACGCGCCGTAGAACCACAGCGACACATGCGTGGCCTCGCCCGTGGAGTCCGACGCCGTAACGATTTGCGTGAGGCTGACGCCACCAGTCCCGTCGGCCGTCCCGTACTTGACCGTGCTGACTTGGTTGGTGTTGCTCGTGTAGTTGATGCACGCCAACACGACGGCGCGCGTCGTCCCTGAGGCCGTATGCGACCAGGTATACGGATCGGTCGTTGCCGTCCGAACGGCTTTCGACGATGACCCGAAGCCAACGGCCACTGGAGTCCTCCTACGAGGCGCCGCTCATCGAATCAATCGGATCCCGTCCAGTGGCTGTGGTCACCGTCCTGGAGTATTTCAGGGTCGTGCCGTCGCTCTTGTACACATCCAGATTCCCGGTGGAATCATTGATATCCGTCTTGTGGACACCCTGCATGACCGCCCCGCCGAGGGACTTCGCGGGGGCGTCGGTTTCCCACGCGCTCGTCGGCCGCGTGAAGATCACGTCCGCGACCGTGGAGGTCACCGCGGTCGTCACCTCCGCCGTCGCCACATCGAGGTAATCCGTGCCGCTGACCAGCGAGTCGTAGACGTTGGCCGTCACCACGATGAACTCCCGCCACACGGGCAGGTGCACGGTGGACTGCGTGGATTCCAGGACCAACGGCCCGGCATCGCTGGTGTCGGTGGTGTTCAGGGGGACGGCGTACCAGCCGTTAGCGTCGTGGGCCGCGCTCGTCCCGGAGCTGCGCGCCGCAAACGCCGCATGGTTCTTCGAGACCTGGACGGTCGGGGTCAGCCCGGTTTCCGGCGTCACGCCATCCGTGGCATCGAGAAAGGGGCCCAGGCGCACCGTGACGTTCGTGGATTTCTTCAACAGCGTCGCCATGGGTTACTGGCTCCTTCTCAAGGCGTAGGCATGCTGCTTACGAGGCACGATGGATCCGCCGGCCACGGCCTGGGGCATCACCCACCACTTCGCCCCCTGCCACAGATCCCAGCGGGTCGCCGGGAGGAACATCGCCCGTTCCAGGGCGCAGGGCAGCCCATAGTTCTGGATCGCGTCCGACGTGAAGTAGTACAACCGGACGTCGGCGACCACCGTGTCGATCGTGGAGTGCACCGTGGACGCGTAGTCGCTCCCGCCGATCGTGGTCGATCCGTTCACGGTCCAGGCCGAGGCCGAGTTCGACCCTGGCTGGAGTTCCTGTCCGTTGCACACCCCAACGCCCAGGGTCGCGTTGCTGGCATTCGCCCGGGCCCCGTGGAGCACATGAATCCAGCGGCCCCCGCGAATCCCGGTCAACCCGGTATACCCGGACGCCGAGAAAAACCGCGCGATGGTCCCAGAGCTATAGTGCAGAGTCAGGCGCCCAGGATTCACCGACGCGGTGCGCGGGCCCGGCGACGACCACGGGGTTGTTGACGCCTGTGACGTCTGCGTGGTGATGTACAGCCAGTACGACAACAGCAGCTGCTTCGACCCGCTGATCGTGAAATCCTGCGGGTGCTGGGCCTGCACCAACGCCTCGGTCACGCGATGCCCAGTCAACTGCATCCCCGCGTCGTTGTCATACCCCGATCCAATCGTCCCGAGTTTTCCGATGGCCGTGGTGGGGATAAACGCCGATCCGCCGCCGTTGTCTACCGTCACGGCAAAATCCGGAACAGCGGGGAAAAATGAATGCTTCCCATCCGGCCACCACCCGATCAGGCCATTCGCCTGCTCCGAGTTGTGGTTCACCCCCCGTGGCCACGGGAACGGGGGTCCGCTCACCGGGGAGGGGGTGTAACAGGTCAGCATTACGCCACCGTCTGGTAGATCCCCTTGATCGTCACCTGGTTGTCGGTCGTTTCCAGCGTCGTGCCCGTGCTCTGCGTGATGAAGACGACGAACTTCGCGGGGCAGACCCCGCCGAACAACGCTGCCACGCTGAACGGCGCCATGTAGTACACCTGGCTCGCGGTGGTGTCGGTGGGGATCAGGGCGCCGAGCCGCGTGCCACTGTTCGTGCCACCTTCATCGTCGAGCGGCGTGGTCTCCGCGCTCTCCGTCCCATCAAATCCTCCGGGCCACGTGGAATCATCGAGCATCGCTACGATCCGCACCCGGATATCCCCCGCGGACAACCCCGTGGATTCCACGGTGAACTTCCCACTGATGAGATAGTCCAGATACTTGTTCGTGGTGTTGTCGATCGCGTCCGATTCCCAGCCCGTGACGTGGGTGGTGGAAGCCGCCAGCCCATGGAGGTTCGTCACCGTGAGATTGCTCGACGCCGCATACGCGAGTTTCACGTCAGCCATGGATCACCGCCCCCAGGCCCGCAGGACATCGGCGTAGGCCAGGTCCCCCTCGGCACCGAGTGTGGCCGGCACCGCCGTCGACCCTTCACCCGTGGAGAACAGCTGCTCTGCCACAGTCGCCCGACGCTTCCCAATGGCTGCGATGTGCGTCCGTTGCGCCGGCGCGTTGTTCTGCGCCCCCGAAAAGATATCTGCGATGGCCTGGCGCACGTTCGGCTTCGCCGCGTCGATCTCACCCCGGGAGAACAACCGGGCCCAGCCATCGCGTTCCCCCTGCGAGCGGGCAATGAAGGCGCTCCAATTCCACGTGGTGCCCTCGGCGCTGGTGAGATCCGTGCAATCCGCTTCGGGCACCGCGGTCCGCCAGACGATCCACGGCGGCACCGCCTCCTGGTTATACGCCTCGGCGACGGCGAACGCCCCATCCGGGGTCTGCGGCGCGTTCGGATGCCGCACCGCCAGATCCGCCTGCAACACTGCGAGCTGTGCGACCGTCAACTGCATCAGGCGCCTCCCCACATCGTGGCCGTGGGCGGAGCTGGCGCGGGCAGCACGATCAGCTGCGCCGGCGGCTTCCCCTCCCCGCTATTCCCGGCAATCACTTTCACCTGGGGGGCCGAAATCACCACCGGCTGCCGGAGGGCCCGGCTGACCAGCTGATCCAACGCCCCATGGACATACCCGCGGTACGCCGGCTCCAGCCCCCGATCGTCCTCCACCCGCCAAGCGACGAGATAGCGGAGCCAGGTCGGGTCTTTCGCCCGTCGTTCCTCTTCGATTTTCAGCTCAGCCGCGTGGCCGTGGGCCATCTCGACAAAAAACGCCGTCAGCCCGGCTTTCACGGCCGGAAACACGGGGGCGGTCCAACCCGCCCCACCCCCCACGACCTGAATCACCCACGCCCACTCCGTCCACAGCTGATGGGCGGAATTGGGGTCGCAGGCCCCCCAGGGCTTCACAGCGCGAACCAGCCCGACGTGTGCACCGTGACGTTGATGTCGCCGCCGTTCGGCGTGACGGGCATCCCGGTCATGCCCGTATCGTAGAATGCCACCAGCGCATCCACGGTCGGGGTGGTGGTCGTGTCGTTCCACAGGATCAGCGCTTCCGACTGGTCTCCGCTGACCGCCGTGAAGCTGAAATCCGTGGAATCGAACGCCCCATCCGTGATCGTGGTCGATCCCAGGGCGCTGGACGTGGAGACGCGGGCGGCTGCCGCCACGTCTGCCGCCGCCGTGTGCGTCGCGGAATAGCTGTAATCCGCGAGATCCACCAGATTCACGATGATGGAATCGGTGTCGAGGTTGTGTTCCTTGTTCAAGAGCGCCTGCTTGAACTTGGGATAGAGCGCATTCGCCATCGGTCGTCTCCTTGTCCACCCGAATTATACGAGAGTCACCCGAAAAACTCCTGTTCCACTGACAAGCAGATCGTCACGCAGTCCGAGGGGGGACAGGGGGCCCCCACAGCGACGTCCACCGCGACGACAATGCAATCCGTGGGGATGCTCGTTTCCGTGGCGATCCCCGGACCCGCGAACACGATCCCCCCGGTGCCGAACAACTCGGGCGGGGTGGGCGGTGTGACTTTGTACAGCACCTCCACCAGGACCTGGCTCACCCGGCTGTCGGAGGCCGTGTGCGCGACCGTTTCGATCATCAGCGACGACACGCGGCCATCGGCGTCGGTCTGCGACGCGGCCTCGACGACGAGCTGCGACACCCCACTGCGGGACGTCCCCAGGGTGCCCGCCGTCTCGCCCACCAGCTGCGATGTCCGGATCGTCGTGGGCATCAGATGGTTTTCTTATAGCCGATCTCCATGGCGTTGAAATCCGACTCGTTCCATGCCAGTCCTGACACCGGGTTGGTGGTGTAGATCGCCAGGTCGTAGTAGTAGTTGCCCTCTGACGGATAGTAATCCGTGCCAAAGGTGTCGGTGGAGGCGATGCGAATCACCGGCGCCAGTGCCGCCGATCCCGCATCGAGCTTCTTATGACTCACCACGTATTGCAGGGCCAACAAGGAGAACCCCGATGCCTTGAAATCCTCACACACGAAGGTGTCGATGGCGCCCACCGTCGACGTCGCATTGTAGGTCACGTCGTCATCCGGCTGGGGGTCCACGCTGTCGGCCGGATCGTCATCCACCAGCGCATAGTGATCGCTGCCTGTTGACGTCGCCCACTGCGTGTACACCCCGTCCTGCGTCGGGTAATGCGGGTCGATCCGGACGTCCCCGAGGAAATCGTTGAACGGCGCACCCCCCGTGGTGTCCACCACGTACAAATCGTCGTACAGCCCCTGCTCCGTCGAGGAGTTCGCCCCTTGAATGCCGACCCCGCCATTCCAGTTATCGAAGGGGCAGCTGGTCGACAGTGTCTGCACCCCGGAAATCACCGCCCACACCTCCTCGTTCACTCGGATGGTCACCTCGGCGGTCGCCGCCTTGGCAAACGAGGCCTTCCACTCGATGAAGTACCACTGGGCTCCGAGGATCGCGTTTTCCGTCGGCTGCCCCAGGAGGGTCCAGTAGCCCCCCACCGAGGGGAGCGGTGCATAGACCCCGGAATACGTCGGCCGTACGACATACAACACGCCAGAGGGGGCCACCAACAAGGACAGAATCGAAATCCCGTACTGATCCGTGAATCCGGCGATCACCCGACTTGCATTCCCGACGCTCCGGTTGTAGGCAAAGCCCATGATCCCCGTGGTCACCCCGGAGGCCCCGACCAGCGACGACCGCCCCAACGCCCCGTTGGTGCTCCGAAACGCCAGCGATCCTGCCCGTCGGCCCGTATCCGCGTAATGCCCACCCGCCCCCACCTGCTGCCATTTATCCACGACCTTCGTGGTCGCGTCCACTCCGGTGATGTCGTAGTGGTCAAATCCGTCGAGAAACAGCAAGCTCATGGGTTACTGGCTCCCCTCGAATGTCACGTCCAGCACGTAGGCCCCCGGGACGCACAGCGTGCCGGACGTCGGACGCTCGGCACTGGTGTTCGGACAGTCCACAATCAGCGGATCGTGGGGACAATCCTCAAATAGGATACACCCAACGTTGCGGATGATCGTGCCGATCAGCGCCGATCCGCCAAAGACGATGCCCCGGATGGGAATGGCCGCGTCCACCGCCACACCCCCCGCGATCCACCCACCAACTCCCGTGTATCCGGGGCCTTTTGCCGCGATTCCCCCAACAATCACCCCACCAGAGGCGCTCAGGGCCACCCCCGCCCCTGTTCCGCTTGTCCCCCCGACCCGCCATCCTCCTCGTCCGCTCATTCCCCCCGTGGTATCCGTGGTGCCTTCGCCACCGACTGTCATTCCGCCCGATCCAGGGGATGTGGCACCAGCGCTGAACCCCGATCCGCTGTTCAGCCAGAGTCCTCCAGTCCCCGAGACCCGCTTCGCCGCGCTAATCCCCCCGAATCCCTCCCAAACCACCCCTCCACCGCCGCCCACCGCGCTCCACGCGTCCGATCCGGCACCTTCAATCCACCATCCGCCTTCGCCAACCGCGGATCCTGCGCTCGTCCCCGCTGCAGTCCCCGCTCCCGTGATCGTCCAACCCCCGGATCCGCCCATATCCACGGATCCGTTGAATGGAACCAGCACTTCCAGGCCCAGCTGCGCCAGGCGCAGGTCCGCCCCGGAGTTTTGGACGAGGCTTTCCGCCCCCAGCTGCGCCAACCGGAGCGCCGAGGCGGTATTCTGGGTGAGAGCTTCAAGGCCGAGCTGCGACAGACGGGCGTCGGCCACCGGGGTCCCTCTAGGCGGTCACCTTGACTCCGACCTCCAGGCCATCCACGGCACTGGTGGCCCATGTCGACGACGTCGCCGGGTTGGCGGCATACACCCACCGCCCATAGGTATACGAAGTGTCGGATGGGGTGACGGGACTCGCGTTGGTGTAGAGGGTCGCGCTCGTGTAGAGGGCGCCGGTCACCGATCGGGCGCCGGCATCCGAGCGCGACAGCGACGCCAGCAGCTGCACCCCATACACCGTGGTCACCCCGGTCGGGAGATCCCCGAGTCCGCAGGTCACCGTGGACCCCACCGTTGACGACGCCACATAATCTGTGGCATCCGTGTCCGGATCGCTGTCATCCACCAAGGTATACGTGGTGGACCCCGTGGAACACGCCCACTCCGTGTACGTCCCATCACTGGTCGGCGTGAGATACACGACTTTCACGGGGCCCAGGAAGGTGTTGTTCGCCGGCCCGGCGCTCTCCGCGGTTTGATCCAGGATATACACGTCATCGAGGGAGCAGTCGTTGTTGCTGACCAGCGACCCCATGAAGATCAGGTTCCACGTCGCCGCTGACTGCTGCTGCGTATCCCCCGTGTAGGTGATCCACGTATCCCCGTTGACCCGGACCTCTACTGTGCCGCCGGAATTCGCAATCGTCCACTTACACTCAATGTAATACCATGTCGCGTCGTTGAGCGCGAGCGTCGAGGTGGCCAGCAACGTCGGGCTGACCCCGCCGCGCCTGAGTTCGATCTGATACGATCCGTTGAACGTCAGGAGCAGCTGCGACCCGTCCCCATTCTCCACCCGGAAGAACGTGTACATCGGCCCGGATCGACGAAGGGCCATGCCGGCAACGCCGCTGGCCGTCGTCGAGGGGCTCAGCGTTTTCGTGACATAGCCGGTGCCGTTGCAGAACAGCCCCTGGGCCCCGGATCGGGCGTAGCTGCCGCCGAGCGTCAGCCCCCCCGACGACTTCGATGTCCAATTCGTTAGCAGATCCGTGGCCGACCCGTAATGGTCGAACCCGTCCATGAACAGCAGGGCCATGGGCCTACGCCGCGTTGTTCGCCGTGATGTTCAGGGTGACCGAAAACGTATCGCCGTTATTGGCCGGGGTGAACGGCGACGAGGCCGCTTCCGCCCACAACGCCTTCCCGCTGCTCTGCTGCGTCAGGTAATACCCGCGAATGGTCGCGGTGCCGCTCAGCGCCCCCGTGAACGTCCAGGTTTGCGTCGTGTAGGAGGCGGTGCAGGGAGCCACGGTCGTCGCCCCTTCGCTGTAGGACCACGTCCCGCCGGCGATGGACTTGTGCGTATACCCGCCGCCGGTGGCTTCCGTGAAGTCCGCCTCGGTTTTGGCCTGGTCGATCGTCACGGCATTGGTGTAGAGCTTGAGATACAGATCCTGCCCTGCCGTGGTGTTCAGGAGTGCCTTCAGGGCAATCGTGTCAGCCTGATTGAGGAACGTCAGTGCCATGGTTCAGCCACTCCTATCTGATGAGATCGACGCCAAGAGAGAAGGTCACCGTGGTCGTGGCGACCGTGCTGATCGCCCGGAGGGTATCACCCAAGACCGTGGGAACAGCCGCGTTCACCGTGGAGGTGATCGCCGGATGGACGACCAAGACGGCTCCAGCGCTCGTCCCGGTCGCGGCGTAAATCGCCCCCGGAACGTCTACCCAGACGCTCCCGGTCTTGTCGTAGCTTTGAATCCTGGGCTGCACGGTGCCGGTCGCTGCGGCCGGAACGACCAGATAAAACTTTGCCCCGGAGAACCCAGCCGCCGAGATTTCTGCGCTGGTATGCAGGCCTGTGGTCCGGGCTGCACTCGCATACAAGGTCTTATGCATCGATCCCTACCTTCCCGCGGGGAGAGCTGGCCTCCGTCCCGCATACCCGACTGAGGGAATCCCGACGACCTTGTTCCAGTCGTCCTTCCAGATATCCTCAGTCCGATTGTGCCGTTCGCGCCGCATTCGCGCTTCGAGACGTTCGGTTTCCAGGTCTGCATCCCGGAAGACCCGTTCAATTCCGCCCCGATCAGGATCACTATACCGCAGGTAGAGGAGGAGATCCTCAGAAAGAGGGAAGAAACAGGCCCGGAAAGACGCGGAACACCGGGGGCAGCGAATATCCCCGATTCTCCGCGGAATGAGCCGGACTTCCTCCCCGCATTTCGGGCAATCCGTATGGTCGCCCGGGGTTACTTCGAGGACGAGATTAAAGCCGTCCCGCGCGCGGATGGCTTCATCGTCAAGCGGCGAAATCGGCCGGGAAGGGATGATCGCCCTTCCCGACCGGGATTCCACCTGAAACCGGTGGGTTTTCTCGCTCCACCGTACGCGGAGTCGGCCGTCCGATTCCACGGCCAGCTGCGTTGAAAACCATGCCGGGATTTGCATGGGCTTAGGCGATCGCCGCCCAGGTCCCGACTTTCCCCGCGATATACCACGTGGTTGAGCCGTTCGACCGGACAGTGAGGGAGTCGCCCAAGACGTCGGATGCCGCCGAGCACTGCATCGCACTCGACGCTGCCGCGCTGGTGAAGAGGATGGTGTCCGAAGCATTCGGACGAACGGTGTGCCCACCCGAAGAGGTGAGCACGCCCACCACGGCCGTGACCTCATAGCCTTTGCCAGCAGTTGCCGCTAGCGGCAGCACCAAGGTCTGCGATGTTGAGCTGCTGAACGCGAACAGCGCCCCGCTATCGGCAGGCGTTGCCGTGTGCGTCGTCGCGGAGGCGGCAATCGCCACCACCCGGTTGACCGGAACCGCTTCCTTCCCAGGATCCGCGCTGAGCGACCCCTTCGCGTCCTCTCCGCGGTTGATTTTCAGCGCCCCGTCGGTGTCCACGGCAAAGCCCGCGGCATTGCCCAGCCCGTCAGGGACGTCTACGAACGAGTGAATGAATCGTGTAGCCATGATCAGTGGTTCCTTTGGAAAACAGGTGGGGACGAACCCGCCCCCACCCTGAGCGCCTGCCTACTTCTTACCCTTTTTCTTGCAAGCCATGGTCTTACGCCTCGATGACGCCCTTGAGGATGCCGTTGCCGTTGCGGCTCAGGCACGCCAGGTTGCCATAGTGGAAGAGCACGGCCTCATACGCGTCCTTGTTCGCGACGCGGCTGAGATACGAGCCATCCTTGTCCATCCAGTCGAAGTCTGAAGTTCGGAAGATCTTCATCGTATCCGGCACGATGAAGAAGATCGACTCCCGCTTCGCCTGCGAGTCCACGACCCAGCCGATCCCATTGAAGTCCACGGCCTTGAAGCCGCCGTCGAGTTCCATGGTGTTCACGTGGCGCCGCTCTGCAATGCAGAGCTTGTAGTACGCCCGGCGGCACGCGTAGTTCGAGAAGATGAACCCGATGTCGGATTCACTGTAGTCGCTCGTGGTCGCGATCTGGTCGATGACCTGCTGGAGGTCTTCGAAGGCCAGCGCGGCAGGCGACGAATAGCTGCCCACCACTTGCGCCTTCCAGTAGGGATGTGAGGCAACAGCCAAGCCCTGCAGCCCCGTGGCGTTCACGCTGGGGTGCGGGTTGCCGTCGTCGATGATCCCCTCGATGCCCATCATTTCCAGGCCCATCGAGCCTGCACGAATGAGCATGTCCCCGTCGCCGGAGCCGCTGATCGCCACGGTCACCGACGAGCTGGTGATGGCGTAGGAGGTGCTGTCGGCCGCGCCCAAGGTCACACTGAACGTGCCCTGTGTGGTCGCGGTTGTCGCATCGAGCACGTCCACGGAGAGGGCCGTGGTCGGCAGATGCACGAACGGATTGCCAATGCCATCGTCCACGCGGCTGGACACGCTCGATCCCACGGCCGTATCAATCGAGGCCGAGAGGAACGCGAGCCATCCGGTGCCATTGCCATTCAGCTGACGGTTCATATCGCGCTTGAAGTCGCGCATGAGCCCGTCCACTTCCGAGTTCAGCGCCTCGACGAACGCGCCCGCGTTGTCGCGAGTCGCGGCAATTGTCGGCCCCGTGACCTGGATCGACCCATACAGATACTTATTCGGGACGATCGTGGTCTGGTACGTTTGCTGTCCGGCGGTCGGCAGCGTGCCGCCGTCGCTCAGGCCCGTACCAGCGCTGGTATTCCGCCCCGTGTGAAGCGGAACGGTGAAGTCTTTGCCAGAGACCATCTGGTCCTGGCGCCCGATCTTCGCGAGCAGCACGGTTGCATTGTTCAGCTGCTCACGAATGGTTCCGATGTAGCGGACCTTCAGGATCTCTGAGGCCGCTGCAATATTCAACGCCATGGTCCTTACCCTCGATTGCCCATCCTCTCCGAGATCCGGAGGAAGTCATTGAGCACACTATCCTTGAATCCCGGTTCATTGACGGACTTGAAATTCCCGGACGCGGGCGGCATGGGGGCTGCCCCCGCCGGAGGTTCGATGCCGTTGGAGAGCGGCGATCCGGCCGTGGCTTGCTGCTTGCGCTGCGCCATGATGAAGTTCCGCACTTCACCCGCATGCTGCTTGGCCACATCGATCATGAAGGTCTTCGCCTCTTCGATGGTCCGGGGCCCCATTTCCGCCACCTCTTCCTTGAGGATCTGCTGAATCCGTGGAATGGCTTTCAATTCCGCGAACTGCTCCGTCAAGCCTTTGATGTGGGAATCGAGTTCCCCCGTATACCGGGAGGCGAGCTGATCAATCTCGAACTGGGCGCGCATCGCAGAGATTTGCTGCTGCGTGTACTGCCCCTGTTGGGCCAGCGCTTGCTGGAGCTGCGCCTGCATCTCCCTCGCGGTGATGAGTTCGTCCTCAGTCGCTCCGGGTTGCTGCGCGGCTTGAATCGCCTGTCCTGTCTGCTGTCGAAGGGCATGGAGGTACTGCTCCACTTTCCCAGGGTCCTGCAGGAAGCCTCGGACCTCGCCCAGGGCGCGGTCGTACTGCTGGCGGGTCGATTCGAATTCCTGTCGTTGCCGCGCCAATTCCTGCATTTTCTGGGTATAGTCATACCCTTTTTGGGCGAATTCCACTGCCCGATCGCGGGGAAGCCGTTCCACACGGTTGTTCCACTTGATCTCCAGGAAATCGCCACTCGGCGTGGAAGAGCCTGCCGGGACGGTGCCGGGGGAAGTCGGCTGTGCCGGTGTTCCCTGATCAGCTGCCGGTGCTCCGCCGCTGCCACTGTCAAATGTGTCGCTCATACGGGTGGTCCTTGTGGTCCCCCTTGGTCAGGAGGAGGCGGGCCGGGAGGAGGCGGAGGAGGCCCTTGCGGCGGTCCTCCGGGCATTTGAGGCATCGGCGGTGGGAGCATCGCCTGAATGGCTGGGACCACCTCTTGAATGCCTTCCTCCATCGCGACCTGCATCGCAGACTGGGGGTTGATGAATCGCGCATGCAGAATTGTGTGCGCGACCAGGGCCCGCCGGATTTCCGGGGGCCACGCTTGCGACTCCGGGCTCTTCAGGATGTTCGTATGGACGTCGTAGTGGATCTGGTGGTTTTCCCAGAAGTGCGGGACGTCAATCGGCGCACCCGTGCCGAGAGTCTTGTTTTCCATTCGAGCTTGGTTTTCATCCGTCTTCGCGAAGTTAAAGCCTTCTTCCAGAGAACCCATCTCCAGGAGGCTCATTCCTCGCGCCCTCACGGCCGGATCCGCCGGATCCCCAAGCATCCCAACCTTGAACAAATTCATCACCGCGTCTTGCTTCGCGGCTTTCAGCGTGGGGAGGGCGCTGCCCACCTCCACGATGACATCAGCCATTTCATCAATCTGATCGTTGACGAACTCAAAGACCTCTGCCGCGTAGTCCTTCCCCGTGGCGGAAATCAGGCGCGGCACGTCATAGCCGAGCTTGGCCATCCTCCGCAGCTTGAAGGCAGCCTCTTCAACGGTGATCTCTGCCTGGCGAATGTCTGGCGCGTGAACGGAATCCGTGGCTTCCTGCAGGAGATTCGTCTGGAACCCGCTCGTGGCGGTTCCGACTTTCCCCTCTGAAGCCGGAAAGATCTGCGTGACGTCGTCGAATTCCTTCTGCAGCAGCTCGACATTGCGCCAGAGGTCTGCCGCCACGTTCGGGGGGACCCAGGGCTGCGGAGGCGGCAGGTTCGGAATCGCCACGTATTCGATGATTTCGCCCGCCTCCGACGTCCAGCTGCTCTTCGGCAGCTGATGCTGCTTGGCAACAATGATCTTCGGGTGCGCCATCAGCCGGAGGTTCTCCGCCAGCTTCGACCGCATGAGGTTGTATTCTTTTTGCAGGTCGATGAGCTGCGCACAGACCGTGGGGCACCAGTACTGCCCGGCGACCTTGATATCGAAGAACTCAACAACCGGAAATGGATTGGGGAGATCGGCAAAGCCGTAGGGCAGTTGGTTTTCAATCTTGGCCACCACGTCCCCGACGAGCACCCGATATTGCCCTTTCGGGTATTTCCCGCACGGAGCCAGGAAATGCTCCGTCACGAGCACAGAATCCTGCTGATCTTCCTTTCCTCCAGTGGAGTAGGAATACGGATTCAGCCCGGCAATCTGGCGTTCATAGGTGAAATAGCTCTCTTCACCCTTTGAGGCAGAGATATCCTCCGCAATCTGAGGGTAGCGCTGCCGCATCTCCTCCACATCCCGAATCTTGATCCTCATGATCTCAGGCTGATCCCCGATATCGGGGATGCCAGGATCTGCCACGAGCACCTCAAACGGGCTGCCCACCTCTATGGCAGGATCTCCAAGAGGTTCATCCGTATACACGGGCAGACCAGCTTCTCCCTCGGTGACGACTCTGGCGATGGCGGTCGGGTCCCAATGGAACCACCAGAAGCCTTTTCCGGCGACCATGGCCCACAGGAGGGCATCCTTGTATTTGTGTTCCAGGCGCAGCTTTCGCCACAGGTAGTCGAGGACCTTCTGTGTGGCCTTCGCGTTCTGGTAGTCCGCATACTCGTTCGTGGCAGGAACCACGAAGGGCTTCGGCCGGTTTTTGAGGAATTTCGAGAGTCGGGCACGGATCTTCGCTTGCAGACGATTGATTTTCAGGCGCACTCTATGCGGTGGCGCCTTCGGCACGGTCAGCCGGTTGTACCGGTCGTCCCATTCCACGTACTGGTTCCCGCGGAACATCGCCGCGTTGATGAACCATTCCTGTTCATGCACCTGGCGTTCTGTTCGCCAGCGGGAACGCTTTTCCTTCGTCTCGGCGGCGAGCGCCTCGTAATCGAGCTGTTCGGAAAGCTCGTCCGGTAGCGGCATGCCGAGCGATTCCTCAGCTAGCTCGTTAATTTCCTCGCCACCGTTCATCAGCCTGCTCCAGGATGACCACTTCCATGGCGTCGGTCATATGCCGTCCTTCAGGAGGAGACCCGTCCGTTTCATAAGCGCCCACCATCCGCTCGAGCGCCGACGTCATCCGGAGGGAGGTTTCCGCCTGGAGCGACGAGACGCGAAGGATTTCTCCGATCAGCTCCCGCATGCTTCGTCGATCCGCCTGCATTTCCTCCAGGATCACGCTGAAGCCAAGAATATCACGGATCTTCGAGGTTAATCCCATGCGGAGAGCGCCCCTAATCCCGTCCACTTCTGCTGGACTTGTTCCAGACAGCGCTCATGCACTGTCGGTTCCTTCGCGGATCCTGCCACATCCTGAAGCATCCGTCCATCTCCATCGAACATGGCCTGGGAAACCGCCAACGCCAAGACGCTGGCCATGTCATCGTGGAGCCCTTGCGGCGCGGAAATCTGGACGGAACCGCCTCCCGTGAGCGTGCGTTCAAGGCTCTTCAGCTCTCGGATCGTTTCTCCATCGTCAACAAGGCGGATCTTCTTCTGCAGGAAGAGCTGCTGGAGGTTGCCGAAGAGCTGGCTCTTACTCTTGGACGTGAAGGTGACAGGAATGATTTCAATTCCTCTCATCCTCAGAAGCTGGCCCAAGGATTCCAGGTGGTATTGATCGGAATAGACCACAGAGGAACGGTATTCCAAGAGCAGCGGCACGAGGATATCCAGGATCGCCGCGGGAGAAAGGACCTCTCCGGAACGGGCGATGAATCGCCGCACGGCATCCTGCACAACGACTCCTTGTTCATTGTGCACAATCGTGAACGCAAAGGCGTCGCGGCGGAATGCGGGGTCGATCGCGGGGTAATACGTCCACTTGGGGTTGTACGGGCGTTCGAACACGTCGTGATCGCGGGCCTGCTCCACGAGCACAGTGGGAATGAAGCCGGAGATCGAATCCTGGAACTCCGCGAGGATCTCGCGCTCAAAGGCGCGTTCATCGCGTTCCCGCTCCCTGACGAGGAATTCCCTGGTGACGAGGGGATTCCCCATGACCGCAGTAGAGCCGACGATCACGAGGACTTCACGGTATTGCTCGCGTTGCGCGTCGTGGTAGAGCTTCCATCCTTCAGTGCCAGCCTCTGCATACTGATACAGGAGGCCCGCCTTGTTCCAAGGAGTGGAGATGCCTACGATCTTGCGATCGGGGAACTGGACTTGCCCTGGGCTCAACGCGCGGTAAATTTCATAGTCCGGATTCGCGCTTTCCGCTTCCTGATACCAGACGCCCACTTCGTCCAAGACGGAGACCGGAGACGCGAAGCCACGAACGCTCTTCAACGTTGCCGGCACGCAGGAGATCGTGAAGCGGTTTTTCAGGTCAATCCGATCCGCCGTGATCTGCACCATCTCCTTTTCGAGGAGGGGCGAGGATTCCAGGACAGCGCGCACGAAATGCAGGCTGTTCCGCGCCATCCGGAGATCCTGGGCAATCTGAAAGCAGATGCCTTGCTGTCGGGGGCGCAGGAATCGCTCGTGCCCGCCGCAGGTCGCCTCATAGGCCACGATCGTCGCCGCGAAGGCATCGGTTTTCCCAGCTCTTCGTCCGACAATCAGCCACGCTTCCCGATATTCCTTGGGCCTGTATTCCGGGAATCCGGTGTCATGGATCTTCGTGATGAAGCCGTGGTCATCGCGATCGCAGGCGCCATGGAAGATCCGCCACAAATCCATCTCCGTGAAGCCGGTTTTCTCGTCGGTGTTCCGCGCGGAGAGCGGGACGCCATACATGAGCTTCAGCGCGACCCTCTGCGGGAAGGCGAGTTCCTCAAACCTCACGCGCAAGAGCGCCCGCTCGCTGATGGCTTCTTCGAAAGAAATCCGGTCTCTCCCTGTCATCAGCGCAGTTTCTTCGTGGAGTCTTTCTGGAGCGTCTTCTTCAGGGCGGCGTTTTCCACGAAACGCTGAGGGAGGACCCGTGGCTTCGGCAGCAAAGGCTTTTTCATCGGGAGATCTTCTTCAGGGTTTTTGCCAGCCTGGCTCTCTTCGCGGCGAGCGGCCCGTATTCCCCGCGGAGAGCCCGCATCAGCGCTTCTTTGGGGATTTTCTCTCCATGCGGGATCCCCAGCTGACGGTGCAACGCCCCTGGGTGCTGAATCGCCTTCCCAATCCACTTCTTTTCCATCAGGCTGCTGCCACCACCGTCAGCTGGGCGAGAAGGTCTTTGACTTGTTCCTTATTCAGAACAATTTGCAGGTCCCGCTTCCCGCACCGTTGTGGGTCATCCTTGATCTGTAAGACCACCAGATCCTCAACGCGCTTGACCCTTATACGCATGGAATGCCGACCTGTTCGCGAGCGCCTGTTGCAGCGCAAATGCCTGCTGTTGCTGCTCCATCTGCGAGGCGATCTCCAGCATTTTCTGCACGCGTTCCATGACCCACGGATCCCGCTCCTGCGCAGCTGACGTCCCTTCGTAGCCGCCAGCGGGGTTCGCCTGCGTTGGGAGCGGCTCAACCGGCTCAACTGCCTGCTCGACCGCGGTGGGCGGGGCTGCAGGCCCAGCGAGCTTTCCAAGCTGATAGCCTCCGTAGCCGCCAAGCCCCGCAAGCGTGAGTGCGCCAACAGCCCCAATGCTCTTCCGCCCAGGTTTAATGAATACCTCAGGCTTTGGAGGAATGCCTGCGCCAGCGCTGACGGTCGGCGGGGCTACTGGAGGCGCTGCTCCTGCCGCGGCCTTCAGCAAGGGGCTATCCGGGGGGAGCAGCGCTGGATCGATGTCGATAAATGGCAGCGTCAGCTGTTCGATCGCGGATTCTTCCGGGGATTTCGGACGGAAGCCGCCTTTTGGCACTGATGGGACTTTAATTTTCGTCCGTGGCCCCGCCATTAGAGCTTTCCTTCCGCGTGGAGCTTATGCAGCTGGTCTCCCAACTGCGCTGCCGCGAGTTGCTCTGAGGAAGCCTTGATTGCCGGAAGTTTCGGGTAGTTCGGGGTGGTGGCGTGGAAAGAGCCATCCGGCTGCTTTCGCACTCGAATCGTGAAATTCTGCTGGCTCGTCAGATCATTGGATGACCGTAGCATCGGAGATCTCCTCCGTTGGACGAGACGGGGGCAGTTTCCGCGCCCGTTCCGCTCGATACGCGTCCAACGTGTCGATTATACGGCCTTTTACTTTCTGGGCATCCCCATTCTTCTGGAGAATCCCAAGGCCAAACGCGAGATCCCGCGCCGCTTCTAAAGATCCCATGGTCAGATGCGCTTCGTACACGGCAAGGACCTTGGGAGCGAGATTGTCATACAGCAACGCCCGGTAGTGATCGATGAAGCCGGTTTCCGTCGCGAGTTCCAGCGCCCTTTTCACGCCCTCCGGAGAAACGCGGTATTTCTCGCTGATTTCCTTCACGCTCCGGCCCATCGCCTTTTCAATGGCGATCAGCGCTGTGCGCAGTTCCGCGACCTTCTTCTGCTGTTGTTGGGAAGGAGGGGGTTTTTCCTCAGCCATGGGAGAAGAATACTCGGCATGGAGGAAACGCACAACTCCCCCCTGCATGGTGGAGGAGGGGGTAGGATGCAAGAGGAAGCGCGGTTCCCCCCATGCCGGAAGCGAAGATACCAGAGACAAGCGGCAAAAGGGGCTCGTTTTCCTGGTTCGCGTCTGCAGCCCCCTGGTTCGCCCTTTTCGCGGGGCACTGGTTCAAAGTGGTTCATCGGGGTGAACCAGATGAACCAGTTGGGAACGCGTTGGAAATAAAGGAGTTCCGGGAATTGGGCTCTGCCCCTGGTTCAGGTGGTTCATTCCGCCTTATACCAAGAAGTGCACCACCCAGATGAACCCAAAGGGTGGTTCATACTGGTTCAAACGAGTGAACCAGGGAGAAAGACATTGAAAAGAAAGGACTTAGGAGGAGAAAATTTCCTCAGCTGGTTCAACCACGTGAACCATTAAGAAATGGCGCGTTTTCCGCTCTGCTGAAGAGCCCCTCTTTGGGGGGCTCCCGCGCACGGAACGGTCTAACCGCTCCTCTCCAGTGGCGGGGTGAGGAAAAGGGCTTTCATTTTTCCAAAAATTTTTTAGAGTTCTGCAGTGTCAATAGGGGGCGGGGGAGTCAGACAAGGATCCGGGGGGTAGGGGACCCGTCCACCCCGCGATGATAGTCAGACGCTGATCCTCCGCACGTCCGCCAGGGCAGCAAAAGTACAGCATTGCGAGACAGCTCCAGCGTAATCATAGAGCCTAACGCCACCACCTTCATCCTTTGGGGTTTTCAGTTCTTCCTGCTGCCTTATTTTCTTACCTGATTCTTTTGTGGTTCAGGGGTTCAGACCACCTGGCCCGGGAGGAGAGTTCCTCCGCCCGAAGGAAGGAGTGAGCCATGGGTTTCGTCGAGTTCGTTCTCCGCTTCTGGAGCCTACGAGTCGAGCGTACCGGGTACGCGCGAGTCCTCAGGGACGTGACCTGGGGTGACACCCAGAGCGCTGACCGGACGCCACTGAGCCGCCGCTTCGCCAGCATGGCGGAGTACTTCGCTGCCGCCAACAAGTTGAGCCCCAGCGATGCACGGGCAGAGCTGGTGCGCCAGCTCATTGCCAACGCGACCGTCTTGGAGAACCACGGGCTCACCGTCCGCAACTTCACCAACGTCTACGGCGAGACGACGTTGGGAATCGGGGTATCACGCAAGCCCATCTGGACGACAACCGCCGACGACCTCGCTGCCGACCTCGCAGCGGTGGACAGCACGGCAATCGACCTGCCCGACGACATCCCCTACTAACCGGCTACCGCCTGGGGATCGCGCTGAGACCGCGCGATCTCCAGGCCCCCTTTTTCGCAGGCGCGGGGGTAGCCCTCGAGCTTCTTCCTAGAGCCTGCAGTGGCGGAGAAACGGAGACCCTAATGGCCCTGAGATTCACCATGCAACCCCGAGTAACGCTGACCTCATGGCGCGCAATCGCAGAAACCGCGGCGTACGTCGCGACCAGCGCTGGTCGCCGTCGAGGTTCGTGGGATCGCGATCACTACCGGTTCTCATCGTCGTCGCCAGCGCTGGCACTCGCCAAAGGATACGACCTCGAACCGAGGCTCATCCGAGCCAAGCGAAGTGCCCAATGATCAAAAACCAGCGCGTCATGCACGTGACAGAGAATGGAGCGAGCCACCGAGTGCTCGCACAGTCCGGATGGACCCAGGTCTCGACGTACAACCGAAACGATATGGGCCCCGCAGCCGTGCTCGTTGGCGACGCCATCCCCACCGGCTACCGCGCCATCTACGGCAACGAACGCATCCTCGATCGGCTGGAGAAGAAGGCGTAAGCCTTCAGCATGCTCACCAAGTGGCGAGGAGGAGAAAGACATGAGAGGAAAAGCCAGCATCTTCCAGCAGCTAGGCGACCGCATCCGTGCGCTGTTCTCCCAGTTGCGCTCCCGCGTCAGCAACGCACAGAGAGCCAAGCTCATCAGAAAGCACAAGGACTACAGGAAAGCTGTCCGAATCCAGAGGGAAATCCAAGCCCTCGAAGACCAGAAGCTGACACTCGCCCGAGACCTCGACAAGCTGGGCTGGGAAGCCACGCCCTACTGGCTGGCTGACACGGAAGCACCAGTCGTGCCCAGTGAGATGCGGCGGAACCCGCCACGTGCCGCCAAGAGCCCAGAAGAACAGACCCTCGAAGACGAGGAAGCCCAGTGGATCAAGCGCCTGACAGAGCTGGAGATCCGCGCCACGCTGAAAGATCCGAACACGGCCAACGCCATCCTCGAATTCATGGCCCAGCTCGACACGCGTGATAAGGAGACCAAGAAATGAAGGAAGAGCCTGAAGGCGAAGAGCCGAACATGGCAGAGTTCGAAAAGCGCGCGGATGCGCTCTACGACATGCTGGTCGTCTTCCTGATGGGCACAAATGAGCACCCCACAGTGATCACCGCGGCGATCACGAAAGTGCTCATCAAGGCCCTCGCCCACAGCATCACCACAAGGGAACAGCTCGAAGACATGCGCAAGCTGTACGCCGACTTCCCCAATGCGGTCATCGCGCACATCAAGGAGTGCGAGTATACGTATCCCGGACTGAAGGCGGAACTCAAGGCAGCAGAGCCTGCCTCCGAAGTACCCTCCGCTGAGGAACTGGAACAATGGCTCAGACTCGAGTAGCTCCGCGGATCTTCGCAGAGATTACGAGGATCCCGTACATCATCCGGTACCAGGATCCGAGTACGAAAGCTGTGTTAGAAGGCTCGTACAATCCGCTCACCCATGAGCTGCGCTGGAACTGCGGTGCCGCCGTCACCCTAGAGCAACTCAGCGCAGTCGCCGACTGGACCGTCGAACTCCGAATGCTCACGCTCAGCGGAGTCCACGGATGATGCCACTCCCATGCATCATCGCCCTTGCCGTGATCGCCGTGGCCCTGATCGCAGGCCAGCTCCTCGCCATGGAAGCGCTGTACGAGATCATCCGGTCGCTGCGCCACCTCAGCTCCGAAATCTCAGTCATCCGTGAAGACCTGCGCTCAGCAGACAGGAGATTCAGACACTCATGACCATATCGCCCACCAGTAAATAAGAGCCCGTAGGGAAAGCCGCCTCCATAGCCGTTGTCAAGGTTCTAGGCATTGACCTCGAATTTGACAACGGCGTTAGCCTCGTGTATACTGTCCGTCCCCGCCCAAGGGAAGGAGGAGCCCTTGACCGAAGAGAAAGCCCCGATTGCCGTGAAGACCACGTACACCGTCGCCCTGGAATGCGGCTTCGACATTCGTGTGTCGAAGAGCAGCAATGATCTGCAGAACGTCCAGCTGCAGATCGTCGATCGCACGGATCGGGAATGTGCCGACAGCATCAACCTCACCGCCATCGAGTGGCGGACTCTCTTTGACCTGTATTACATGCTTGGGGTCTATCCGCCCAAGCCTGAGGAGACGGCGTAATGCCCACCACCAAGGACGAACTCAAGCGCTACAAGGCGTACCTGCTCCAGCAAGCCATCACCGTGAAAGACGAGACGCAAGGCTTGCAGGAAGCCTCTTCACGCGAGATCAACCTGGGCGTGGAACTCGCGGTGGAGATCGAGAACATCATCAACAACGACGTCGAAGCGCACGGCCCACTGCTGAACGCCACGGTCGCCTCGCTGCTGGGCTCTGCCGCCGTGGGCATGATGGTCAACCGCATGGATCTGCCGGAAGAATATCTCCGCCAGATGTTCACCGCGATCATCCGCAAGAACTTTGAACTGCGGAGCTTTCCAACAGCTCTGCCTTCCAACGGAGTGACGCACTAATGGCGAAGTCCACACCCATTTCCTCGCTCACAGCATGGCAGATCCACGATCACATGCTCTCCGCGCACGTCCCACGGATGCTGACCTACGGCCCTCCCGGAATCGGAAAGTCCTACGGCCCAGCGAAATGGGCCGCGAAGAACCGCTGGGAGTTCATGAGCGTCACGCTGACAGACCAGACGCCAGCCTCAGAGCTGCGAGGGCACTTCATCCTCAAGGGCTCCGACTTCGTCTGGCACGATGGCGTCGTCACGAGAGCGTGGCGGAAAACCCAGGAAGGCCTCAACGTCCTGATCGAGATCAACGAGATTGTGGAAGCGGGCGCCGACGTCGAAGTCTTCCTCCACAACGCGTTGGACGATCCTGAGTTCGCCAGACTGGATCTTCCAACCGGCGAAACCATTCGTCCGGCTCCGGAACGTCTCATCGTCGTCGCCACGATGAATGGCAATCCGGGCATGATC